TATACTCTTCAACAGGCACATACTGCTGTGTCGGTGCAGCGGTCTGCTGTGCCTGCTGCGCCTGCATCTGCCGCCATGCTTCCGGGCTGTAAAACTCCTGTACATAGGATTCACAAGTGTCCGGGTTCAGCCGCTTGCAGTAGATCACGCCGCTGCGCAAGTCTGGGCAGTAGGTCGGTCTGCCGTATAGGTCGGACGGTATTGCCAAAAACTCTTCCCTGCTGGAAACAGGTCTGCCAAGCAACCAGCCGCCTTCCTGCGCCGACTGCTGAACAGGCTGCTGCCCATTCATCGGCTGCGGACGCTGCGGTTGTGCCTGTTGCATCTGCGTGTTCGGCAAGGGAGTTGCAAGCCCTACCGTGCCCATGCCACCGTACGGATTGACAGGCTGTTGCGGAACATAGGGCGCTCCTGGTGTCGGATAATAGCTCATAATACATCCCTCCTGTTGCTCCTAGTGTACCGCACTGGAAGAAAGTAAGAGACAACGAACGTCAAACGAAGGACAAAAAAGAAAAGCGCCCACACGGAAAAATCCGCATGAGCGCTTAAAGATATAAATATACTTATATAAAATGATGCAAAAATAGAAAGTTTGAACGTTTTACTTGCAAAAAAATCCCCCCACTTTGCCTATAAAGTACCCCGCGTGAAACGCAGGGCTTTGGCAAAGCAGGGGATTTTTTGTAAAATCAAGAGCGGAACCGCCCACAGGCAATGCCGCTCTCTACAAAGGCCGCAGCCTTTCAAGTCTAAAGGCGTCTCCCGCATGGTACGCACTGCAAGTAGGCGGGCGGGAGACTGTATCATCAAAAATGCCTACTTCTGCTATCGCAATTTTGATGTATGCGCACTATTCAAAACCGTTCAAGCATTTTCGGACTTGCTATGGCTGGAATTGAACCAGCGCAATAGACGGGGTGCGCCCTGCTCTACCAACTGAGCTACATAGCCTCAAAGACCCGCCATGATACGCATCGTTGAGAGGCTTAACGGGTTCAGATATCCACCCTAATGCGCTTCTTTCGAGAGGCCGGGAGGATTTGTTGGGTATATTATACCACAAATCGTGCAAAAAGAAAAGCCAGCGGGTAAACGTTCTTCCGCTGGCTCTCTGTACACTATGCCGTCACTGGGTGTACACCAGTACGGCCTCGCATACATAGTATATTACACATCCAGCATTTTGTCAATAATTTTTAGCCTATTGCCGATTGATGTCCGGCAATATGGCACACGCGCTGCAATATCAACTTGGCATAGCTGGTCAACGTACCGCAACCGGGCGATTTTCCGGTCATACCTCCCAAGCGGCGCACGTTTTATCACAGCTTTTATCTGTTCTGCATCAAGCCCTTGCAACGCTGGCGGAAAGACTATGCGAGCCGCCGCCACAGGCAGCACCGAGCCAGAAGGGCTGCGGCAATTCTCCGGCGTTGCGCACCATATTGTTAAGCACGGCGAAATGGTGATGCTCACGACATTTGTTTCGAGAGCATACCATTTTCGTGACGCGCCGAAATTGCTCTTGTGCGGCGTACATTTTGTTGACGCCAACAAAATGGTGACGTTTTGTCACCGTTTCGCCATAACCGGCAAAATGGTCGTATGTAGTGCTTGCCATGATATCCTCCTTATTGCGTGATTTCCTCCGCGTCCTCCGCGTCCAGAGCGTCGTAGTACGCCTGCGCAAGGGCTTCCACCTCTGCAATGTCGTCCTCCGTCAGCAGGCCGCTGTCCAGATGGGTGTACGCCTTATCCAGCCAGTATGCCACGTCACGTCTGGCGGCGATTTCCCGCTTGATGGAGCGCAGTGTCAGGTCATGCCGGGCTTTGCTTTTGATAGCCATGTGTACCTCCTTAGGTCATGGACGCAATGGCGTCCTCAAGATTTTTGATTGCGATGTTCACATCGCGCTGATATTCCAGCTTGACCCCCGCGCCGTCACTCGCTTGCACCACCGTGTCAGGGCCGTACGCGGTAAGGGCTTTGTAGGCGGCGATTTCGGCAGGGGTGAGCGGGGTTTCGATGGGAGTGGCGAGAATTGCATTTTGCTCAGCCAGCGTTTTTGTGCTGTCGAAAGCACCCTTATCAATCCTCTGCACCTTCACCCCTCTTTCCAAGTCTATCTCGTCGCACACCCATTGCTGGCCTGTGCTGTCAGTGTAGTTGCCGCCGGAGGTAACGGGGATGCCGGGCAAGCCGTTTGGAGTGGGGAGCGTGAGGAGCTGTTCACGGTAGGGGGAGTAGGCAGCGATTTTGTTTCTCGTTAAAGACACTTGAATAGTGGTGTCTAATGCTGCACCTTTTTCGATTTGCAGACGGAGTGAAAACTCTACGTCTCTGGTGAGAGTTACTTTCAGATTTTGCACATCAGAGGAAAATTTTCCGATAAAATAGAAGTTGAGAATACTAGAAGAACTTAGCCCGCTAGTCGTTAGGTAGTAAATACCGCGAGTCAAATGGTGACTCACATCATCATGTAAGAGTATAGTAAAAAGATTGATGGCCGTACCAGTAATTGAAATACCGTTTTCATGAATAGTGTAAGTTGCTCCTTGTGAAGTCGATTCCACACCTGGTTTAGTGCCCTCTAGCATGTTTGCTCCCGTCACCTTCACCGCCACGCTCCCACTTTCACCAGCGCTCACAATGGGCACAGGAGAATCCGGCGTGGGTGTGCCGTCCTGCGTGCTCCGACCGTACACGGTCAGGCCGCACAGGGGCGCGGAGAAAGCGTCGTCAACGGCGATAGGGTTGCCTGTCTCCGTGCCTGTGAGGATGTTCTGCCGCGCCTTGACTGCGCTGATCGCGTCACCTGTGGCTTTTGCGTCAGCGGCTTTGCCCTCGTGAGTGAGGGTGGTGTCCAGTGCTACGGCAGGGCCGGTCTCGCCTTTAGGGCCTTGCGGGCCGGTATCACCTTTTTCGCCCTGCGGCCCCTGTGCACCCTGCGGGCCACGCTCGCCTTGAATGCCCTGTGGGCCCTGCTTGCCCTGCTTGCCCTGTGGGCCAGTGGCACCCGCAGCACCAGTGGGGCCTTGAGGGCCTTGCTCACCCTGCGGGCCGACCGGGCCGATGGGGCCGGTTTCGCCCTTGTCACCCTTCTCGCCTTTGAAGTTTCCGCTTGCGATGCCGTCCTTCAGCTCCTGCAGGCTGTCAGCGGCTTCCTGAGCGCTCTGGTCTGCATTGCCTGCACTGGTGGCGGCTTCGCTGGCGGCGGTCTGTGCGTCGGTCTTGGCCTGCTCTGCGGCGGTGGCGTCAGTGTGCACGGCATCCACCAGCTGCTGCCATGCAGGGGTGCCCGGTTCCGGCTCTGTGCCATCCTCTGTGCCTGAGTTGGCACTGACGCGATACCGCAGGTCTGCGCTGGTCACGGTCTTGGCGCCGTCGCTGCCCTCAAAGGTGATGCAGCCATTGCCGGGCTGGGCGGTCACGCTGGCGGGTACGTCCACATAGCCGTCCACCACCAGCGAGGATGCCGGGTCTTTGCCGTCCGGGACGTGCCAGAAGCAGCGAATAGCCAGCCCTTCCCACTCGCCAGTGGCGGTGACAGCAAGGCGGTACACGCCCCGGTTCTTGGTGTAGCCAAAGCGCACCAGCTGCTCATAGCCCGGCACTTTGACGACGCCATTGGATGCGAGAGATACGCTTTGCTCGATCATAAATTACTCCTTGTTGATGGTAGGCTTCTTTTCTGCCAGTGCCTTTTTCATCATGCTGACAGCCTTTTCAATCACACTGTCCAGCACTTCATCCGTGATAAAAGGTTTGAGCCAGTCCGGCAGTGCGCCGCGCAGCGCGGCAAAGACCTGCGCCTTTTTCTTTGCGCCCTGACCGCTGCCCATGATGCTGTCCTCAGCGATGGTCACGAGTTCCAGTGCCCACTGCTTGACGTACTGCTTGTAACCAAGCCGGATGGCACCAACGGCCAGCGCGGCAAAGCCGATGAGCATCAGTACCAGTGCGATGGGTGCAGGGATAAAATTAAACATTGCTTCCATGATTTGTTACTCCTTTCAGCAGGTAGTTGTTGATATCGGATTTGCTTTTTTGCATACCTTCGCGGTTATTTCCGGACAGCTGCGAATCCAAAAGATTTTGTACGCCAACGAGTACGAGACGCATTTCTTCATCGAGGCCGTCAAATCGCGTCATGTCGCGTCTAAGGGCTGCGGCGTGCTGCGTGGAAACGGCTTCTACCGCATCCAGTCGCTTTTCAATGGCGTCAATGCGTTTGTTCTGCGCATCGTCAGGGGCTTTTGCCTTTTTGATGTACTTGTGGATGATGTCCAGCACCTTGTCGATCGTGATGGCAGCAGCGCACAGGCTGCCCAGGATGCCCAGCACCCACAGTAAAGCTTCTTTTTCGGTCATTTACCCTCCCGGAGACGGGTCAGGCCCTTCTTGCGGATGATTTTCGGGTAGTTGAGGGTGGTCACGTTGAGGTCTACGTTGCCCGTGATGCCCGGCACAGCGCCCTTGCTGGTGTGCTGGTGAGCGTTGTAGTTAAACGTCACGTTGGGCGTCTTGCCGGTGTAGTCGGCAAGCCAGACGTCCCACCGAGAGGACAGCCGAGCCATATCCAGCTCGTACTTGTAACCGGTGTAGGTGTACAGCTGGGCGTAAAAACCCATTTTCTCCACCTGTTCCAGCGCGTAGGCGGTGAGGTTGGAAAGGTCAAACGTAGACAGCTGCTTGAGCTTGTTTTCCTCCACGTCCACGCAGATGGGGAGAGAAAACTCCTTGCCGTACACCGCCTGCCGCAGCAGAGCCAGCTCTGCATCGGCCATTGCCTCGCTGGTGGCGTAGGTGTAGTAATATACGCCCACGTCCAGCCCAGCCGCTTTGGCGTTGCGGTAGTTGGTCTCAAAGGTGGGGTCGATGTACAAACCGTCTGCCCGCTTGGAGAGCTTGCGGTTGGTACTCACCGTCTTGAGCATCGCTCCCTTGTAACCCGCCGCTGCCACCTGCGCCCAGTCGATCGAGCCCTGATAGCGGCTCACGTCGATGTACCGGTATGGCGGGTCGCCCTCCCATCCGGTGACGGTCTCCTCAACGGGAGTCTCTCTGGGCGTTTCCGGCACAGGACTTTCGCTGTCCCTGCCAAAGAGCAACTTCACCAGCCCCGCCAGAAATTCCAAAAGTTTTTCCATCGCTTACTCCTCCTGTACGATCTCCTCAAAGCCGCTCTTGATAAGAATCGCCTTGACCTTCTCCTTCAGCAGGCGGGGGCAGCGCTCATACAGAGCCTTTGCCTCTTCCATAGTCTCAGCAGACATGATTTCCTGTGCCCACAACATTGCCATCATAAATACCATCCTTTCGATTCTTTGTGTGATTTTATGCATAAACAATCTCGCTCATTTCAAGCAAGCACTGTTTCAACATCTCGTTTTCTTTTTGCAGTGCCGCCACTGTCTCCGGCAGCTTCTCCCGGGCTTCGGCCTTTTTGCGCGCTTCTTCCTGCGCAGCCAGCTCTTCGGCAGTGTAGCGGACGTACTTCTGGATGGGCACCTGTTCGGTCCATGCGGCCTGCGCAGGCACGCCCGGCACGTCGATGACCTTCCGCACATCCCTGCCACCGTTGGGGTACTCCGCCACCGTCTCGTAGTGGCTCACCTCCTCCACACCTTCCACAGCCGGGTGCTCCACTGGTTCGGTGTCGTCCACCAGATACCCAAGCGTCAGGTCAGGGGTCTCAATGGCTGCGCCGTTCTCGTCAATAATCTTCATGGTTCAAAGCCTCCTTTCTCAGGCCACGCGCCGCCAGATGTGCACATAGTAGGCGGCGGGCTGCACGGTGTTGCTGCGGCCATAAATGGCGTTGGAGCTAGAGGCATTAAAATCAATGTAGTAGCCATATCCGTACGAGCCGCTAGAGCTGTAATAGCCCAAATTGTTGCCTTGCCCTGAATAGCTTAAAGCACCCTGCTTTCTATCTAGTTCGTTAGAATGGTGACCGCTTGCGAATCTGCCCACGCTGCCTGTGATGTTCGGCAGTCCGGCCTCCACGGTGGTGCCCGCTGCGTGGCTTCTGCTGGCACCCATCAGCACGCGGTCGGACGCGATCTGCTCCCATGTGCCGCCAAACAGGGCGGCAGGGCTGGTGGGGTCGGTGCTCTGGTAGATGCTGCCCACGGGATGATTTGCAAGCTTTTGCACTTCAAGAAGCCCGTTTACTTGTTCCCGTGTGTAGTAGTCGGATAAATCAGCTTTTTGCACGCTGTCCTTCCACGCGCCCGTGTCGCTGTCCCACGTCCAGATGGTATCGGTCGTGCCGACCACTGCCCACCAGCCGTTTTCGCCCACCGGCACAGCAGTCTTGAGAGCTTCCGGCGTGGCGTACCAGCCCTGTGCACCGATGGTGATAGTGCGCACCTGCTCGAAATATTCTTTGGTGCCTTGCAGGTTCTTGGCGGATTCTGCCTCGGACACTTTCGCGGCGGCCTGGCTTGCAGCGGCGGCTTTTTCACTTGCCGAACTCTGTGCCGCACTTTCTTTTGCTTCTTCTGCGGCGTTTAAAGCGCCTGCAACAGTGCTCAGTTCATTAAGCGTTGATGCGTTGAGCGGTGTCCCTTCTTTTGTTGGTTCGTCATTTCGGATAAGGGTGACAATTTCGGATGTTCCATCCGACTTTACCATTGTCCATCGACCCGGATATTTTGCAACGCGGTCTTCAAAAACCATATTGTCCATCTCCTGTCATGTATTCGCCGGAAAACGTAACATATGTTTTAGCAAGCGTTTCAATGTCGAACAAAATTTGCTCGATTTGATTCATCGTTGAAAAATCGAGTTTGTTCATGCTTTCTGGCGTATCTGCGATACCAGATGGGCCAGAGCATTTAGCGCGAATGGAGTTGATGTTAGAAAGCCAACGTGTTGCATCGGAGACTTTCATATATCCATCGACTGTCCAATCAGCCCGAACAGAAACAGACGCGCCAACAATGGAGCCAAGCTCTTGAATACCAGATTCTATACGGTTAAAATCTGTATAGCTTAAAGCGCCCTTCATTCCGGCAAGCCATTCCGATTGTTCGGCTTTTGTCCACGTGCCTGTTCTCGCCTTTGCGGTAATTTCTTTCACACGGTCAACATCTGATTGCGTTCGGTCTGTAATCCAACGAGCCATAAATTATTCTTCCTCAACTCTGTTTTGATACCCAATAGGCAAATTGCTCGGAACGGTAAACATGTAATGATAACACTTATAGTTTGCGTCGCCAGAGCCGATACAGTCATAATAAAATAATTCTTCTTCGTCATTAGAATTACCAAGATGCGCTTCGTCCCAATACCTTGAAACAACAATAGAACGATAATAAATATTTCCAACAGAAGGACCCATGCCAAAATATTCAAGATGGGTAACGGGAGTTCTCGTCCACTGCTGATACGGGCTGTAGATGCTTCCTTCAGTAAAAAAAGGATTTCTCAGAAGTTCTTTTGCTGTAGGGAGCGGGCTTCCTTCTACGTTGCATCCATAACCCCAAATTTCGTTAATAGAACTATCGTTATCAGGAAATCCGTAGTATATTTCTTTTGCGGAAGGTAAAAATATACTGCGAGATAGAGTAGACACAGCAGAAGGTACGTACTCGTTAGAATTATTTTTTTTGAACGCGGGAGTATAATAAAAAGTAGTTTTGCCGATTTTTTTCTGCATAAAATCAGAAAAAGAATTTTTTACGTTTCCGTTTAATAAGGCATCAATACTGCTGGTCGAATACTCTGCGGGAGTTGTCATTTTGCTATCCCACGCAATGTTTTCTGTTTTCGCGTCTTTAAGAGCAAGAAGCGTTCTCCCTTTACCATTTAATTCTGGTTCGTAATTATGTTTTGAGACAAGAAAAGCAGTATAAACACCAGCGACGGAGATGTAAACGGTATCGCCTTCTTTGAGGTTGGAAATCTCGTCCGCAATCGTAGTAACGTTGCAAGAAGCGGAAAGGCTTGCGACTGTAGCTGTGATCGTTGCCTTTCCACTGTGTAAATACGTGACTTTGCAGACAGATACACCGCGTTCGTTCTTGATGACATTCAGTTCAACGATACCAGCGGGAGATGCATTCCAAACAATAACAGGGGAATCGGCAGACGCAGGGGTAAGCGTTGCAGTGAGTGTAATCGTATCGGTAGGATGCAAGTAAATTTCAGAAGCGTCGATTTGTAACGAATCAACATCTTCAATCATATACCCGGTAACGGAGCCCTTGAAGCTGCCATTAAACGTGTAAGAAACGTCCGTAATCAACAAGTTAGAAGAATATCCGAACTGATGATTAAGCTTGACAAAATCAAGAGCATCGTTGTGCGGGCTTGCACGATAAGACAGGGTAGCTTTTCGACGGTTAGAAAGCACTTTATAGCTTTCAGTTAGAACATTTTTTGGCTGGGAGACAATGGAAGAAGAAATAAGTGCATTGTTCACACTTTGCGTAACGCCATCGCCCGTAGCGCCGTTCGGATATAACGATGAAGCTCCATTTAGAGAGTAAGAGATGTTTTTTAACTTATTAGAAAAAGTGATTTCCGGATACTGATAATCATTGATTTCGGTGATTTCGTAAATGTCGGACTTGTTTTCAGGAAGGTACGGAACTCGGTCAATCCGAATCACGCCATTTCTTGTCTGATACAAAGCCATACCGGCTGCGTTAGCGGAAAGCTGTAGCACATCAGCGTTTTTATACGAAGAATTTCCGTTGCTAAAATCAGCTGTATAATCCTTCAAAGATTCATTGATGTAATAGCTGATACCGGAAACATCAAGAAGTTCCAAAGCGTCATAACACATTTCGTATAAAGTTCCGCTTTTTCTTCCGGTGTATGGTGAATCGATTAAAAATGCTAAAGCATCACGAGCTTCAAAGGAAGCGGTAATTCCATTAGAAGGAATACTCCAACTAGAAAGGTAAAACTTACCTCCGTTAATCCATTCGGTCTGTCCGTCCAAGTCCATGCCATACTTTACAAAAACAGCTTGGCGTTCATACAAATACTTGTAGAGACCGTCAGGGTTGATAGGATTCCATTTTTGATCGCTGTTATCAACGGAAAAAGAAATCGAATCCTTAGAAAGCTGGCCGGAAATTGGGTCACGCTTTGATTTATGGGAATACGACAGAAGGTCTGTTTTGCTAAATCTCACACGTTGTCCAAATTCCACTTGCGAGATACGAGCTCTTCGGTTTGGAATACACCATTCAAGAATTTCAATAATAACCGAATCATAATTGGAAATCTCAAATTCAATTGAAGTTTCGACGGAATCGTTGTTGTCAATTTGCTTTTGCAAGAGAAGAGCGGTTCCTTTGTAAGCGGAAATTTTAAATGTTTTTGCCCATTCATTTAAAATTTCAGACCAAACGATTGTCAGGCCCGGTATTTTTTCTTCGTGGGTTTTACTAAAAGAAAATGTGATGGTTGGATGATTGGAGCTTGATACGCATTCACCGCTTACATAGCCACATTCTTGATACGGTTCGGAATCCGGAACGATACCAAAGCTTCCATCCAAAACCCACAAATTGGTTTCGGCAGTTGCATAATTTCCGGAAACGAAAGTGTCGAGTTCGGTGATGGATGCCACGTTGCTAAACACGGTTTGCGAACCTGAACTTGCAATAGCGTCCGTTTGTGCCGCATCATCAGCTGCATGATAAGTAATCTGAATAAAAGCTTCGGGTACAAGCGTATTATTATATTGTGAAAGCCACTTATCGGACGGCTTTACAGACATATAAAATCACCACCTTTAGACCTCAACCAGGCTCAAAGAACAATCCGTCCAGCCCATCACGTTTCCGGTGTTTGGGCCCCTTCGCCACATTCCGGCTGTTCGGTCGGAAACATACATCTGACGTGTGGAATAAGAAGCTGTTGCTTGATTGTAGAATCGTACCGTGCAATAAAAGTTTCTAGTGAATGGGCCGATAACGGAAGCCCATTGTTTTGCTGTAAGGTAGTTCCACTTGAGAGCCACTTTTGCAACGTCGTGTCGAACCACAGAACCAACAACCTTGCCTTGCACGTTGCGGCCAGAATCAACGATGGTTGAAGTTGTTGCGCTATAAGAAGAAGGTTCTGGCAAATCTACGCCGTTCACTGATACAAGAGCTTGCATAATTCACCGTCCCTTCCTTAATAGCTATACACTTCCGTGCCCATGATTTGCACGCCACGGTCGGCCTGCTGCTTTTCGACCGAAGCAGTAATCTGCTTTCCGTCAATGAACAGCCTGACTTCCTTACCGCCGGTAATTTCGTCACCATAGCGCTGGAAAATATCAAGAAACGCATTATAGCAGCCGTTGTAAACCGCGCCTTGCAGGTCGGAAGAACTTGTTGACCCGGATGATGTATTGCCGTAGTATCCATTTGCAGAAGTGGTGGAACCTGTAGAAGCATCGTATTCAGGAGTTCCGACGTAGGAAGAATTATCAGTTGAATATTTGCCGCCAAGATTGCTCACAATACCCGCAATCGCAGCGCCTAAGGCAATTGCAGCTGCGCCCACAATAAGTGCTACAGGAATGCCGAAAACTGTAGACGAAAGCGCGCCAGCAATAGAAGTAAGAAGGCCAACAAACGCAGAGCCAACAGTTCCAATCAAGCTACCCATTGCGGCAAAAATTTCAGGGAAAGAGCTTACAAGGCCACCGAAAAGGCCCTTACTGATTGCAGTGCCAGTGGTAGCTAAAGGTATCTTCAATGCGCTAATTGATGTAGAAATCGTAGTTCCAAGATCGGAAACACTCTTTACGATTTTCCCAAAATTGCTTGTTATGCCGCTCCAGATAACCTTGCCAACTTTTAACGCTTCGTTAAACAGGGTTTTAGATGCGTCCTTTAAAACGCCGGAAATATTGGAAATAAAGCTTTGTGCGTATGCTTTTACCTGATTTCGGTTTCCCTCTCCCATCGCCTGCCAGATAATAGCAGCAGTAGTCGTACCAATTGTTTTTAGGTCGCCGTTTTGCACAGCATTCCAAAGATTTTGTACCGTGCCGAAGAAGTCATTCTGCAAGCCGGAATCAAGCTCCTGCCACTTGCTGTCCAGACCGTTGAAGAAACCATTAACAAAATTCGTTGCGGTGGTCGTGCCATAGTCAATCATTTCGTTGCCCCTCTGCTGAACAGCGTTTGCAAGATTGGTCATAGCTTGTTCGACGTAAGGAAGTGCTGCAGTGATACCGTTTGCAAGGCCTTGATCGATAAATTCACCAAAGCGTTCAAACAGAGCGGAGGGAGAGTGAATTTCAGTATCGGTCGTGAACTTGTCAATGATAGCTTTGGCAAGATTTGCCGCAGCGCCTTTTGCGGTTTCAATGCCGCTTTTGATACCATTTACGAGGCCCTGCCAAATGTTTTTGCCTGCTTCAAACATTTTGGAAGGAAGAGAAACAACAGCATTTGCAACGGCTGTTACCATATCGGAAGCAGCTTTTGCGGCATCTTTTGCCCACGTTTTGATATCATCGATAAATCCACGAACAGCTCTCGCACCGTTTTCGACGTGTTCATCGAGATGTACGAACCATGTAACAACATCCTTTACCCAATTGATAAGGTCAGCAAAACCAAGAACCGCCTTTTCGATGAAGTTACCGTTCATCTGAATATCAAGACGGTCGGTTTCGCTCACTCCATTGGTAATCCATCCGACAAACACTTCGACATCGTGAATCAGCTGAGCAATGCCCATGACAGCATTCTCGATGAAATTACCGTTCATCTGTAAGTCAAGCCTATCAGTTTCGGAAACACCGTTCTGAATCCATCCAATAAAAATTGCGAAATCATTGATAAGGTTTCCAATGGCTGTAATTGCGTCACCTACAAAATCAGCAACTTTTTCTCCCATAGACTTGAAAGCATTGAACCAGTCCGTTTCCATCTCAAAAGCTTCTTTTTGACTTTCGCTACCAAGACCACGAACTGCAACAGTGATAGCTTCAAAACCAAGAACAGCAAGACCGGCTACAGGATGACCGCTAACAATAAGACCGATGCCCATAAGTGTTGTAATTAAATCACCAACATCAAGATCAAGGTCTTTTACAACGTCAGAGATTGTTTTGAACGCAGAAGAAATGTCCTCCTGCCAACTTTCTGGAATGAGATTCCAGATTACTTGCTTTAAGTTAGAAAAAGATTCTTTCAGGTATTTGATGGATTCTCCGAGTTTTCCATCTGTGAGCGATATATTCCAACCCTGCCTAAGCCCTTCCGCAGCAAGGTAAATCATAGCTTGAACACGTTCAAGGCCTTTTCGGAACGCCTCACTGTTTTGGTATAGGTCAACAAAACGAGCAACCATGATGCCAACAGCGACAGCTGCTCCCATAATGGGAGACTTCCAAAGTTTGAGAATGCCCTCAATCAAGGTTCCGTCGCCTTTGATTTTGCTAAGAGCATCCATCAAAGCATTGCCAATAGCCCACGTTGCAAATCCGGCAGCGATACCAGCAACCAAAGGAGCCAACTTTTCCAATTTTGATTTGACTTCATCAATCGTCGTACCGATGTAGTCCTTGAACATATCGTAGCCGGACAGGTCTACATCGCCCAAGATGTTTCCAGCAGATGCGCCGCTGCCAGAACCAGAACTTCCCTGTGTGGGGTCAATGATGTTCAGTTCATCAAAGCCCATCGTGTAGTCCTTGAGGGCTTTGGCGGCTTTCTTTGTCGAATCGGCCGTGTCATCCATTGCGTCGCCGATACCGCCAACGCTATCAGCGCTCTTGGTGAAATCAGTAAACACGACCTTTACACCCATCAGCTTTGCCACCCACTGGACAAATTCTCGGATAAGTTGGACGGCAGCAATCAGCGGGGGAAGAATGGATTTCATGGCAGGGTAGAGCAGAGAGCCGACAGACTTTGCCAGCATATCCAACTGCGCTTTCAGAATCTTAATCTGATTTGCAGGGCTTTGGATGGTCTGTGCAAGGTTGCCCTGCACGTTAGCGGTCTGCTTCATAATGGCAATGTAACGTAGAACCGCCTTATCTGCCTGAGACAGACTAGAAACCTGTTTGTTAAAGCCCAAGGCTAAAAGTTCCTGCTGTAACCGCGCCTGAGACAGATCAACGCCCAAACGGCGAATAGGCTCAATCTCACCGGAGATTGCGGAGGACATTGCGGTAAAGGTCTCTGCAACGTCCTTGTTCCAATAGGAACCTTCGTCATAGGCAAGCTGGGTCAGGTTCTTGGACAGAATGTATGCTTTGTCGCTGGTCAGGCCGAACGAAGTACCCAAGCTCTGGATAGTAGCCATGTAGGTCATCGCTTTGGTCGGGTCAACGCCAAGCAAGCCCTGCATCTTGCTAATGAGCGTATCAGCTTCGCCGCTCAAATTGCCCATAGCATTATGGAACAAGTCTGTCGCTTCATAGAAGTCGTTAAATTTCGCAACAGCGTTGCCAAGATACTCAGCAATGGCTTTCAACGAAACCAGCTTTGCCATGTTTCGCATAAAGCCGTTCATCTGATTGGACAGGCTGAGATAGCTCTTGCGCTGCTTTTCGTTGGCTGCGGTCACGCGGTTCGCCTGTGTGACCACCTTGCTCAACTGCGGAGGGAGCTTTGCAAAAGCGTTGCTAACCTTATCAAGCTGAGATACAAGGGGAGTAAGGGCAGTAGAAATCTTCTGACAAGAGCTTGCAAAAGAATCAAGGTCTGTCGCTTTCAGCTTGTCGGTCAGGTCAGGAACCTTCCCGATCGCATTGAAAGCGCTGCCAAGAGCTTTAAGGTTCGATGCGTCCAGAATGGACAGAGGAGCCAAAGCATTAGTGAGCTGAGTGATGCTTCCAGACATGGAGTAGAAATCCACACCGTTCAAGCCGGAGACTGCCGAAGGAATCTTCTTGATTGCATTCACGACCGTGTTGATGCTCTTTGCGCTTGCGGTCGTGTTGACGTTGGAAAGTCCATTCAGAAAGCTGGTAATTTTGTCCAGCCCAGACATTCCGGCAGATGCCTGTTTCAGCGTTGCAATAGAACTAGCCAGCTTGTCAAGACTGTTTACAACCTTTGTAACGTTGCCCTTTGTCCGCAAATTAGAAATGGCGGTAGCGAGCTTGTCGATATTAAGCTCTGCGCCCTGCGATTCCGCAGAAATCTCTACGGATAAGCTCGTAATATCAACATCAGCCATCACTACCACCATCACTTTCCATCATAGAGAACATCATTCTCTTGATTCGCTCCTGCGCCTCAACTGCGCGTTGGTATTCATACTCGTCTTTCTCCTTTTGGGTAAGGGGAATCGGTCTATCCATGTACTTGATGGGGCTAGACCCTTTCTTTCGGAACATATTGCCAACCGTAGAGGAAAGCGCAGATGCCATGTAAAAACCGTTTCTCCACGCTTCTGCATTGGCTCTGCGTTCCCGCAGCTCCTCTGCGTCACGATAGACCTTCGCCAGCCAGACATCGCCGTACCAGAACTGGTCATAGGTCATGCCAATGGAGATGTAATAGGCTTCTACATCGTGGAACAGCTTGGAGAAGGAGAACGGTTCTTTCTCTCCGTCTGTTTCCTGAGATTGTGCAGTTACACAATCTCCCACGTTGCGTTTTTTGCGGTCTTGTCCTCAGTGTCAGTTGCCAGCAGAGACTTAGAAGCATCCATGAACATCTCAAGCAGAACGCTCATCAGGTCTTCCTTATCCTCAATATGCTGGAACATCTCATCAACGACCTTGCGCTTGATGCCCTTGTTCCGTGCGATAAAAGCACCGTAGAACAGGGCACGGGAGTTAGACAGCAGATTGGTCATCTGGGTGTACTGGCCAATCTGAAAACCTGCACGTTCGGTGGCTTCCACGCTGTCACGGGTGAAGGTCAGCTCATAAGTGTTCTTACCATCGGGGGAATGAAAGTTGATAACCTTAGCAGCCATAATAAATGCTCTCCTTTATAAATAGAGGCAGAACCAAATCCGTTGTTCAGTTCTGCCCGGTTTGATTGATTCGATTTTTGCGGTTTAGCCGCCGTTGACAGTCAGGGTCTCGCTGAACTCAGGCTTCTTGGTGAAGATACAGTTGATGGTCATTTCCACAACCTCGTCCACGCCAAAGCCGGACAGACCAACCTGATGCATACCCTGCCAAGTGAAGCCGGAGCCGTCCTGCATCTTCAGGGCGTAATACTTCACGGTGTTGCTCTCGGAAGTCTCATCGTAGCCAGCTTCCTTAACCTTCTTGTAGTCAGTCTTGTTGTAGTTGGCAGTAAAGGACTTGGTGTCACTCTGGATGATGCCAAAGATGTTGACCTGCATGGGGTCAGACAGAGTGGTGGCATCCAGAAGGTTCGGCTCGGAGATCAGGTCGGGCACATCCTTGATGTCGCACAGCTTCGTCAAGGCGGTTGCGCTGTCGCCACAATACAGGGTGGTATTCAGACCGGAGATAGCCGTACTCATAGAATGTTTACCTCCTTAGTTTCGGTAAATCATTCCGTCCTCTCCGATTGTTGCCCCATAGCTGCAATCAATCCGATAGACGGAATTGTTGTACAGCCCATTCAACGGGGCAAACGATTTTCGATAGAAATTGAGCGGTTCCAACACAGAATCCACGATGTCCACAATGGAGCGGGCTTCTGCAATGCGTCCGCTGGTTTTGTTGGAATAGACACGCACACGCAGGGAAACTGCGGCATACTTGCTTCGGTTTGCAGAATCTCGATGAACCGGGAGGTTGCTGTTTTCCTCTATCTGCACACACGGAAACTTCTTGACGTTGCTGTCATTGATTTCACCAGTGACGAAAATGCCGGGCACTTGCTTTCGCAGTTCCTTAGCAACAGCCGTGAAAATGGAATTGAAATAATCGATCAACTATTCCAAACCTCCCTCCACGTTACTTCGACCTGAGAAGCCATTTCTTCAACAGCTCCCCACATAGCCATAGCTGCATCGTTGCCATCAGTGTAATTCAACTGGCCTTTTCCATCCACCTGTTTGACAGGTGTGCCAGCATTGCCGGATTCGCCGTAGTAGTACCATCTGCGGTTTGCGCCTTGCCCTTTGCCGTAGGAGCCATGTGCACCAACACCGGGCGGTAGTTCTCCGCCATATCCGTTGTGATGTACGCCAGTGCCAAACTCGATGAACGCAACTGCCTTTCCGTGCGCTACGATTGCAAAGCCATTTGGCGTTTGTACCGGGTCGTGCTCAACTGTTACGTCATTGTCTCCAGCATACTGTGCGTTAGCAAACCGCACAGTCGCAACGTCAATGCCTTTTTGCGCCAACGCCTTTGCAAACTCCTGCGCCTTTTTGTTCAGGGTGGCCTTGTGCTCCTGTATCTGACGTTCCGCATCACGAAGTCCGGCATCGCTCAACCTCACTTTAATTTTCACTTGCAGCCACCTCTTTCAGTGCATATAACGTGTCTGTAATATGATCTGCGACTTTGACCACAGTGTAATTGAAGGGTTTTGAAACGTCCGTCTGAAACCAGACGTGTGTGCCTTCGTAAAGCGGTGTGTTGTGCTTTTTGCTGGACGAACTGACAACGTAGCTGTAATCCGTAAACGCTCCAAAAGGGTTTGCTTCCGCAGAACCGGTAGGAGGGCTGACATTCAGCATCAGTTTTGCGGGGTCACTCCACGATTCGTATGCAGATTCGCCAGTTTCGTTTCCCCACTCGTCCACGACAGGCGTTTTCTCGCCAACCGGGTTCGAATACCACAGCGGGCGCTTGTCCAGCGGGCTTCCATTGAACATCAGCCGATAACACCTACTCTCGGAACCACTTCATTCAGCAGGGACTGTGCCACATCGGAGCTTTCCCACACACGAGTAATGCCATTGTTGGTATAGCTCGTCTGTCCGTTTGCGCCGATGTGGTTGTACAGTTCCGCTGCAATGCGTATCTGCAACGACTGATACTGCAAGGGCAACTCGTCCGGTCTGTTGCCGAAAGGGTAGCCCTGCGCAAATATCTTGTCTTTGGCGAAATCAAGCAGCAGGTCGAAGAGTGGGTAGTCCTCGTCCGTGATTTCACGGTCAAGTGCAGGGGCGATGTACTGCCCCAGCTTGACTGCCGCTTCGGAATACTGATCTCCCATGCTGCTTTCCTCCTTTTGCCTTAGTAAGCCTTGATGCAGTACACAGCGTCCATGCGCTCAAAGGACGGCAGGACGATTTCGGAAGCGTAGACGTTGGCGTTGACCGGATGAACGGTCAGCTCGGTGGTGATGGCAACGCCGGTGTTCACGATGGACACGGATGCGCCGGACTGACCGGACAGCAGGTCGGCTTCCTCAGGGGTAGTGCCGTACCAAGTGCTGCCCAGAGCGCCGGAAGGAGCAACCACCACCATGCCGTCAGGCAGGTACTTTTCGCTTGCACTGTACTGGTCTGCCTTGAACATCTTGTCATACAGATGAATGGTCAGACCGGTTGCAGATTCGATAATCTGCCGCGCTTCAGCATCCAGCAGAACGGCGTTTGCCTTTGCGGTGACGGTCATGAACCGATTCTTCACCTCGTCCGCAGCAATCATGTTGCGGAAGGTGGCGGTGTTCATGTACACCTCAGTCACGACCTCGCCGACGCTTGCCAGAACAGCGTCCTTTGCAGCGTTCAGGTCGGCAATGGGGGTAGCAGTGGTGACGTTCCACTTAGACTTTGCGACGGAGACTTCCTTGTAGTTGGTGGACTTCCAAGTGCCGTCCGGGTCGTAGTTGTAGGTGTAGTTCACGCCATTTGCCTTGATGGTGATGCCGGGAACGCCACTGGTAGGAGCCAGAAGCTGCCAAATCATACGCTCAGGAACGATACGAGCGCCAGTGATAAGCTGTGCGGTGTCATCATACAGACGGTTCATCACGTCACGGGCATAAGGGTCGTTGCTGTCCAGAACACGCAGGATTTCCTGACGGTCTTTCTCGCCCAGATGGTAGCCCTCACGGAAGAACGGCATCTCGGTCTCATCGAACTTGAAGCCCTCACGGGTGCGGAACGTAGCCTTTGCGTCAAATGCGCTGGGCATCAGAGACACACCAACGCCCTTGTGACCACGCAGCCACTTCAGGTCAAGACCAGCCTTCTTCTTGGCGGGGAACAGTGCGTCAGATGCAAAAGGCATCGCGTTGGTAGGGTCATTCGTCCAATAGGCGGCAATCGCAGCCGGGGCAAAGACTTCCTTAAGATTCAGTGCCATGTTGTTTTACCTCCTATTAAGCGTTCACGCTGATGTTGTCACGGCAGAAGATACCGGGGACGGCGGTCTTGAGTGCCTTGATTGTGTCAGCGTCAAAGGTGAAGCTGGAACTCGCTGCCGCCTTCTTGGTGTCAATAACGCCACGAATCAGCAGGGAAGCATTGGGGTTCTCTGCCGGGTCAACGTCATACAGCAGGATGCCGTCAGCGTTGATGGTCTTAGAACCAGTCTCGCCAGCAGCAACAGCTTTCTTGCCAGCCAGCGTCATAGGATAGCCAGCCTTAACCGCAGCAGTTTCGGTCACGGTAAAGGGAATGGCGGTGTAGTCATTGGAAGCAAGGATGGTATCGTTGATTCCGTTGACCGTGTTTCGAGTAAACTTCATGTTTTCCTCCTTGTTAATGGAAAGCACTCATTGCGTCACTCGATGCCTTAGAAGTATTTGCGTTCTGCTGTGCAAGGCTCTTAGCAAACGCCACGCCTTCGCTGTCAGAGCCGCCCTTGCCATCCGCACCCGGAGGTGTAGGCATATCCTTCAGCAGAGAAGCCTTGTATGCGGTGTCATGGGCGGTCATAAACTCCGACTGAAACTTAAACACCTTGTCCATGTCGCCATCAGCCAGTGCAGACGCAGCCTTGCCAGCCAGTTCAGCATCATAACCTTGTGCAACGAACTTCTCACGGTAAGATGCAAGGGTCTTTTCCTTGACGAGGTTCTCCTTGTCGGCAGTCAGAGCTTCAATCTGCTTCTGCATCTCTGCCAGCCTGTCAGCCTGTTCCTGTGCGGCGTTCTCGTCATCGGTACGCTTTGCTTTGAGCTGCTTCTTGTACTCGGCAGCTTCGCCGTTGGCTTTCGTCACGGCGTTGCGCAACTTCTCGACCTCTGCGTTAGGGTCTGCAACCTTTTCCAGCGCAGAAATGATTTCATCGGCGGTCATGCCCTCTTTGTAGGCATCACCAAGCAACACATTGAGTTTCATATCGTTAATTTCCTCCTGCGTTTTTTTACCGTTGCTTCCCTGCAACGCTGCGAAATTTGTATCCCGGCTTCCCTGCCGGAATATGCAAAGGGTTATTCACCCTCTGTTTCCGTTTCCGTGCTACCGACATTTATGTCGGGAACATCCTGTTTTGGCTTTTCAATTTGCGGTTTCGGAGCTTTGCCATCCTCACCCAGCTTGCCAGCGGCAATCAGGAAGGGCTTGCTCATTTCGTAAGCAGCTTGCGGGTCAGGGAACAGACCGGGCGTAGTAAACGCCAACTGCGGGTCAATGCTCTGGCTGAGCATCTGTGCGAAAATCTGAACCTTGCTTTGCTGATTGTCGTACTGACGGCGGGGTAGCTTGATGTTAATGTCACTTGCCATCAGCTTAGAACCAGCCGTGTCACGCAAAATTTTCAGCATCACAGACAGGCTTTGGCGTTCAGCGTACTTGAACATATTCTCGTACTGCTGTGCTCTTGCTTCGGTGTGATTCCAGCCGTTTCGAACGATGACTGCGCCCACGTTGTCGGACGTTGCGTTCTCGCTACCAGTGGCACTAGGCATGGCAGTCAGACTACGGTACACGTTCAACATAGAATCAAGCAAGGTCTGGCTTTGCTGCTGGTCAAGCTCGTTTGCAAGCTGTGCGACCGAAGCTGGCTGACCGGAAGATGACTTCAGGCACATTGCGCCCATAGCCTTAACAGCTTTTAAGGCTTCTTCGTCCACAAGGCAGTTGGTAAACACCATGATGGACTGAATGAACTGTGCCACGCCGTCCAGACGGTTGCTTTCTAGGTCGTTGATGGCATCCAACACAGGGATAGCAGGCTCAAACAGACCCATGCGCTCCGGGTTAAGCTTGTATTCGACCATCGGCAGCATTCCAAGAGAATGATTCTCCGATTTCGTGACTTTGCCGTTGTCGATTTCAAAGTACTGGTTTGGCGTGTACACGCAAATCAGGTCGTTCAGGTCATTCTGATAATTGCGTGGGATGTGCAGCACGTTGGCGATGGGCTTGTGTCCGATGCCGGAGTTGTAAATCACATACGCCATGTCTGGGTCAGGAACGTCCACCAGCAGGGGCGTTTCGTCTGGGTAGTTGCCGTTGTACCCTTTGTCAGGAAGAACAATGCGGTATCCCTGTCCGCATTCCAACATCCACTGCCAGAGCCGCCGATCAAGTGCATCTTTACCCTCATACTGCAAGGCGTTGGACAGCCGGGCAATTTCCTCACCGTCACCTGTTGCCGTTTCAGACCGCACATAAGAGCAAGGCGTGCCGCTCATATAACCTGTGTAGAAGCCCACGCACTCGTTGGCGTGGTTCTCTACAATGCGATTGGTGATTTCAGCGTGGTATTCCTTCGTGCGTTCGAGGACAGGCTGGCTGCCCAAGTAGTAGTTGTGCAGAAAGCGAATCTCGTTCTTGTTCAGCAGATGGATAGGCTCTGCCTTGCCCATTACCACTTTCAGCACATTTTCACGATTGATTTCCGTCTCCGGCGTTTCAATCGGTCTGCGTCCGGTCAGCGGATTATTCAAATAGCCGCCAACGACCATCTGATACTCAGCCATGTGTTCCTCCTTTCCGGCAAAATAAAAAGCGCAGCAAGACAAACCTGTTAAGGTCTATCTCACTGCGCTTACAACTGCGCTTCAAAAGCTATTCAGTTCTTGAATTTCGGCACGGAGACCCACGTTTCTTTTGGAAGATTGGAATCTCCAATTGTAATCCAATGGCAAAGGGGGCACAGAAGAGAGAACTTGCCTTCCACTTCGCCAAGATAACGTCCGCAATCGCACGGATTGCCGTTTGCGTCTTTCCGAGGACGCTTGCATCTGACTTTTGCTACCATCTGTGCTCCTTTTGTTGGATTTCTGGAAACAGGCTGTTGAGCACAGACCTGTCAGAAGCTACTGGGAAACTGTTCGCACTTCCAGCCGTGCTATTCTTCGCCCGAAGAAAACCATTGCAGCCTTTACATTCAGTTGTCGGACAGACGTAAAACGGGTCAGCTGCAATTTTGGTGCTACATAATGGATTTGAACCAATGTATGCTCGGATATGAGCCGAGTGCTCTAACCATACTGAGCTAATGTAGCATAAAAACCCGGCTTGATTGGTTAACCGCTGCTCTTTGCAATGTCATGTCTAAACATCACATTGAGAGCCGGGAATAGCGGTGGAGGTTTTGGAGAATAAGTCCATGCAAAGCTAGGTAGTTGGTTGTGCTGCGTAACGGAATCGAACCGTTGCTTGCCAGCCGTGGGGGAGACAGGCTGGCATTCCCCTTACAATTGGAAACGCAACATATAAAGCCCGGTGAAGGCGAAAGAGTGAGAAAACCTCCACCGGTGAAAGGAGGAATATGCTTGTTGACACGCACACGAGTAAAAATGACAAAACCTCGCGTGCAAGCTATTCCTTTAAGGGAAGCTGCAAAACTTCCTACGTACATTATAAGCCTTGTCAAGTGGTGAAATCAAATAAATAGACCCAGCGAACACAATATATTGTGTTTTTAATCAAAAAGGCCTCTTGACAGGCTCAATTTTACTGATTCCGTTGTACAATTCATCGGCAAGCTGCGCCAGACTGTCCGGTGCATCATCGTGCGGGACTTTGCCAAGCTGCGTGAACATCGTCACCTGTTCCATGAACGCCTTGTACTCTTTCGACTGGTGTTTCTCGTCAAGGAAGTAAAACCGTTTAATGTCCGGCGCATACTGGATGATTCTGGACAGCTTGCTTTGACCGCTGGGCGCACGCTGGCTACGAACAGAGCAGTGATAGCCCTGTTGCCGAAGCTGGCTGTCTACCACGTCACAGTATTCGTCACCGCCGTTGTTGGCTTCGCCACGCACCACATTGATTTTGTGCTGGATGATTTTGCCCACGACTTCCGGTCTGGTCACGGTCTTATCGCCATTATTGAACACAAGGTCATGGATAAAAACGGCATCGCCATACACATAGGCGATAGGACAGGCGGTAAAGTCACCGCCACCCCATGCAATATCCATGACCATGAGCTTGCGATCGGGCTCTCTATCCGGAAGAATGCCGTTGTAATACCGTAATTCATCGGCAGGGAACAGCAGACCTTCACGCACATAGGGCTTGCCCATGTACTTTGCCCACCATGTTGCATCGTCAATGCTGGATTTCATATCGGCATAGTAGGCATCGTCAAATCCCACACCGTAGTCATAATTGAAATTGCTGTGTCCGTTCTCGTCCACAGCGGGAATCACCCGGAATCTGTACTTTGGATTGTCTGCGTACTGGCTTTGGATGCGCCCCAGAGGGTCAAGCACGTTCCAACGTGTACCGACCATCAGCTCCAATGCGCCCTGCTTTTTGCGGTCTTTTAGCTGGTTCAGATAGGCATCGTACTTGTTGTTTAGACGCTCAACATTTAGGCTTTCCTCCAAGTCCTCAATCAAGTCATCGCTGTACAGAACGCCGCCCTCGCCGATTTCAACAGCACCAGTCAGAGTGCCGCCAATGGAGCGACAAGTAAGGGTAGGAAAACGCTTTTTACGGTTCAGGTCAACGCTTTCGTCCTTTGCGCTCTTATCCACGAGCTGAACGTCAGGAAAGATTTTGCCCCAGTTATAGGTAACGGGGTCAGTGATGATGGACAACACTTCGCCGTAGAAGCCATTGGTCAGCTTGTCAGAATGTCCGCTCATGACCGATGCAACGTCCGGGCGGTTTCCCATAAGCCATGTGATGAAGAAAATGCACAGCGTACTCTTACCTACGCGAGCCGGAAGACTGACCCCCAAAAAATCTATCCGCTTATAGAACAAATCCTCTAGGTCATCTGCCAGCACTTTCAGCACTCTGCGTCTGGGCTGATAGAACTTCTTCTCCGGCGCACGATTCCATTCAAGGTAGATACAATAGCTGTCGAACACATCTTTTGCTTCAAACAGGTACGTCCGGCCGATAATGTCATAAATCTTCGCCACGTCCTCGCCTGTTTTCATCTTGCCCATCATGGCTGCACAGACAGAGCGTAGCTCGCCAGAGTATTTGTAGGCATCGACCCGCTTGTCTTGCGACAAAGCGCCCCTTAGGTTCACGACTGCCTGAAACCAGTCCTCATAGACCTGTGCTTCGGTCGGATTCTGCTTTGCATACGCTTTGATGCTGTCGATGATGGCAATGCACTGTTTTGGCTGCATAAAAAAATAGGCACCCCCTACCTGAAAATGTAAAGAGTGCCTACAACTGCACAAAAATTGAATATTCGGTTTTATTCTAGGTTGCGAACAATGTCACTTCAAGGCTTTCGCACGATTTGCGTCATAATCCGTAAACATAGCCGCTGCAATCTTCATGGCTTCTTCTATTGTGGGAGCCTTGATAAACGCCCTGCATCCAAACAAAACTTCACTTGCATTTGTTTTGCTATCTTCTGGAATGACGTAGATTTTTCCGTTTTCGCGTTTGGCAAGCCATGTAGGAGTACTCCTGTATGCTTCTTCTTTCGCCTTGCGTTCAGCTTCCATTTTTTCACGGACTTCCTTGAAAACAACATCAGCTTTCCGCTCTGCATCTTGCTTAGACCACGCATCGACATAAGCGAGCCCTTGACCAATGATAACATTTTTCTCAACTTCATCTAAATGCTCTTCACAGCAATCTGCGCCACCATAGGCATAAACCGTATAAGTGAGTGGTTTTTCCGTCAACTCTTCGTTATCCTCGTATTCTTCAACATCAGCATCGTACATCTCTGCAATTTTCTCCGCACGTCTACGGCTCTTGGTCAGAGTAATTATGTGATAATCCTCGTATCCACCGCTTGTCACTGCGTAAAGTTTTCTAGCCATATTTTCACCTGTTCTGTTCAGCAATCCGATACCATGTCTGGCGTGTCACGCCAAGCTGCTTGGCAGCGTCCGTAACCGTGAGAATGCGCTTCTCAACCTGTTCGTGAAGAACGTCAAAGAGGTTACGGTCATACTCGGTAGGCTTGCGGCCTTTATAAACGCCTTTCTGCTTTGCCACTTCGATGCCCTCTTGCTGGCGATCGAGCATATTCTGTCGTTCAAATTCGTTGATGGCTGCAATCATCGTCAGCATCAGTTTACCGGTGGGAGTGCCTGTATCTAGGTTTTCTTTATCACTTGCAAGGTGTACGCCGTTAGCTTGTAGCGTTTCGACCATTTCAAGCAAGTCCTTTGTGCTACGGGCAAGGCGGCTGAAATCGTGGATAAACACGGTATCGCCCGGCTGAACTGATTTAAGCATCTTCTGCAACTCCGGTCTATCCATATTCTTGCCAGAGACCTTCTCAATAAACCAGCGGTCAATATTATGCCGCTTCAACGCTTCCACCTGTCGTGCTTCATTCTGTTCAACAGTAGATACACGAACATACGCTACGTTCATTCAGAATCGCCGTCCTTTGCTCTTTTGGGGTATTCCAAACGGTAAAAATCTTCTTTGTCCTTTTTGATGGTTTTGGGACGAATGATAATTTCGTAGCCAAGTTCATCTGCAAATTGTGCAAATTTCTCTGCGCTCAGTTCTCCACGATTCAGCCTATCCGTGACGCTCGTTGCTGCTTTATAACCAAGTTTTTTTGCGAGAACCTTGTAAGTTATTTTTGGATGAGAATTTACAACCATGTCTTTAATAATTTCTGCGGCTCTCATTTTTTGCTCCCTCTTTCTTTTTGCTGGTTTCAGTATACCACAAACGTATTTATACGTCAAGCGTAAATTTACGTTCTATGTATATATAAATATACTATATTCTGTAAATACAGAATATAGTAGTATAAGAACGTTAATCATTTTACACGAAAACGTGTATACGCTTTATTTTTGAGCGATTCTGAATCTGTAAAGTATATTTTATTCAAATTTCCATATTGACAAGTGTTCAATATCTGGTATATACTATCACCAGTAACAAAGCGAGGTGATGAAGTTGCAGAAAGTAGCAGAGCCATCTAAAAACGAACCTATGCGTATGGTTTCGTTCAGACTTAGCGAAGGGGATATCGAAAAAATCACATTTTGCGCTAACGCTCTGGATGGAACCAAGAGTGATGTTGTAAGAATGGGCATTGATCTAATCTTCAATGTTGCAGAACGCATAAAAAAATAAGCTATCAGCACCCACCTACCAAAGTTTAGCTGATAGCTTATCCGTTACAAAAAGAAGGTACTGCAACCACCAAGGGGGCAGTCTCCCTTTTTGGAATCTATTATACCAAAAAGGGCTGCTCTCCGCAAGAGTTAGGAGCAAAAAACATGAACTTTCCCACGACAACCGAAGAATTTCTGAAAACCCTCGCACACGGCAAAGAGCCGACCAGCGAGGACAGGGAGTATGCAGAAGCACTTGGTAAGCTGTCCGAACTGAACTACCGGGCAGGGTACGAAGCGGGAGCAGCCAAAAATAAGGGCTGAGTTTTGTGCAAATCTACAAACTTTTAGATTTTGTACAGATACCAGTACTACATTAAGCGTTTGCGTAATTGACAAGCCACAACATATTGCGTATACTGGTTGCACCCACATGAAGGGAGGTGAGTTTATGTACAGTCCTTATCTCGAACGCCACAATCACACGTTCACTGTTGCGCTGACCGAACGGCAGTTCCAGTGGCTGAAAGCCTATTGCACCGAGCACAAGGTCGCACAGGCCGCAGCCATCCGTGACACGTTCTTTGAGGTGCATCCCATCCCGGAGACCGATGAAAACGAAAAATGATACGTCCGCTAAAGTTTGCCGACCGCAGCGAACGTATCATCCACACTCAGAGAGTATAGACCCTCTTTGGGTCATTATACCAAAGATGGCTTGCTCTCGCAAGACATAAGGATAAAATTTTATGAATAATAGCCTTGAAAACATCCGTATCTTCTCCGAAGATGTTATCCCCGTGTACGACACCGACACTGGTGAAAAGGTTGTGTTGGGTCGAGAGCTGCACGAAAAGCTGAGAATCAAAGACAAGTACACCGACTGGATGCAGCGCATGATTAGCATCGGTTTTATCGAAGGAACAGACTTTTTTAGTTTTTCGGAAAAATCCGAAAAACCCTCTGGTGGTCGTCCTAGCACCAGCCACATCCTCACTCTGGACATGGCAAAGCACATTGCAATGATTCAGCGGACACCGCAGGGCATGGAGATTCGACAGAAACTGATTGACCTTGAGAAAAACGCATCCGTCAACCAGTTCGCAGGGCTTTCTAAGGAACTTCAAGCAATCCTTGTGATTGACCAGCGCACCATGAAGCAGGAGCAGCGCATTTCCGCTATTGAGAACACTATGACCATCGACTACAACCAGCAGCGCGTGTTGAAGCGTGTCGTGAACACAGTAGTTATCAACGCTCTTGGCGGCATGGACAGCCCGGCTTACAAAAGCCGTAGCGTCTCTCAGAAGCTGTTCATGGAATGCAACCGAGACATTCAGGACTGGTTCAATGTAAACAGCAGAAACAATGTGCCGAAGAAGCGGTTTGATGAAGCTGTCGAGTACATCAAGAAGTGGAGACCGTGTGCGAACTCCGTTATGTTGGTTCAGGTCACAAACGGCCAGACCCAGATGCCCATGTGAAAGGAGAATAACTATGCTTACCGCGGATAAGATTCAGGATATGGGGGAATACCTCAACTACGCTTTCGAGACCATGCTGAAACTCTGGCGCACCGTTGACTACGGCGAGTGCGTCCACGAGCCTGTTATCGCTTGTGACGGAAAGGTTGTCGATAGCGGTCAGCTTTCCTTTGAACCGGACGAAAACGGCGAGATCGAGCCTGTTCTGCTCCGGGGCAACAAGTGCATCATGCACGATGTGAAGTATTGGATGCCCTTGCCCAATGTTGAGTACCACCCCTATCACGATAAAATCGTGAAGTAAACAACCTATAAGAAAAGCCAGTGGTTAGAGAACATCTAGCCACTGGCTTTTTGTGTTACATTTGAATTGCTACGATTTCCCACGAAGAATAATTGGAAAGCCCAGAATAAGGGTGGATTTCAAAGTTTTTCGTCTCTCCCGGTTGGATATCCAAGACATAATCAATATCTCCGCACACGGGAACTTCTTCACCGTTTTCATCTTTCATCTTATACAAAACGATGACCTTTGCGCTTGTTTTGTACGCACTATTATTAGTTACCTTTCCGGTAAATCTCGTTTCATAGCCGCTACCGCGCTTTGAAGTATTGGTAACGGCCAATTCACCTGCTCTTAAAACTTCTTTTCCTGCACTCGGCTGATAGTTATAGTCCTGAGCCGAAACAGCCATTTCGATACCGGCAGGGATAGTACCGTCATACTCGTATGTGAAGTATCCGGCATACCAGTAGGAATCATCTTCCGCAACCCAGTCCAGATATTCATCGTCTGTTTTAATCACAGAGCCATCCTCTGCAACAACTGCGATTTCAATATGGGGAAACCAAACCGCAAGATTTTTGTTCGTATTCTCGATTTCAAGCGCATAAGAAATATAAATCGTGCTACCGTCACGCCACGCATAAGACCCATGATTCTTAATGCCTAACGGTTCATACTGTGTTGCATTAGTCTGCTCAAGTTCAATAAGGCCAGACCATTCATCAGGCTTTTTTGCAGCAATTGCACTGATAGGCATGGTAAAAATCAAAGCGGCAACAAGAATTGCTGAAGCAAACTTCTTCATCTTTACGTCCACTCCTTATTCGTCCACAAGATCTGCGTACTTGACTTCGATGCGGGGCAGTTCATCAGTAGTGCTAGTCAATGCTCTGGTGATTTTTTCAAGCCCGGTGAACTCACCATAGACGGTAATAATATCATCGTCCAGAATCTTCACAGCATCGCCGCCGCGCTTATCCAGCATATAATACTCGTCATCAGCATAGAAGCCATATCCGCTGTTGTCCGTGTAAGTTCTCCATGCTTTCTCGCTACCGGAAAAGTTTGCGTCAATAATCTGCGAGACTTTTACCTTGACTACAATCTTAGTTCCTTCATACTTTTCAGGATAGCGGCACAGTTCCTTATAGTCCACAGTCTGGCACTCTGCCTTGTAATCGTCCTCGCTGATTTCAGGCGCAACGGATGCAACGGAAGAAGCAATAGATGCACTTGCCTTAGATGTTGCTTTGCTGCTACTTGCAGAGCTGTCAGAGCTACTGCCAGAGCCGCCAATGGCAGACAGGACAATCAGAACAATGATTGCGATGAACCACCAGCGCTTGTAGATGGGTGGCTTGTTCTTGCCGCCGCATTGAGGACAGACCTTTGCACTTGCGGCAATCTCTGCTCCACAGTGCTTGCACGTTGTCATTTTACTTTTAGCCATTGTAGATTCCTCCATTGTCTATTTATATGGCACTTGCAATGCCATACATCATAAGATATGCGCCACAAGCCATGACAGCCACCGCAATGATTATGCCCCATATTGAAGCGGCAATCTTTTCGTTCTTTTCTCTCTTTTCTTTGTTCTTGTCATTCTTTTGGTTCATTACAGATTCCTCCCTTTCAAGGCTTGTAAGGCAAGTATAGCACAGAACACAGACCCTTTGTAGGGGTCTTTTTGTTTTTGCGGGAAATTTTTGGTGGCACAAAATTGAGCCGCCAATTTTTGAGCCTTTTTTATTTTTTCGGTGGTTGAAAGGCTGACCGGGCGGGGCTGGGCGGCTGCTGTATACCCCGCCGGTGGAGACCCCAGCCCCAGCGCACCCGGACGGACTGCACACGACAGGCAACAGCGCAGGCCGTGCCAGATGCAAGGCAGGCCACGCCACGCACCGACACACACGCCCGGATGCTGGACACGCTGCACCGGTCTGCACTCGATACCAGACAGGCCGCGCCGGGACGATCGGACAGGGTGCGGGGCGCTGGACTGCCTGCGCAACGTGTCCGATAGAGCACGCCCAAACGGACAAAAAAATAAAACGTACAAATACGTTATTATGTTGCGTGCGCAACTTGACAAAAACGTAAATATACGTTACAATATAGGCACAACGTAGATATACGTTACACCTACCAAATACCGTTGCAAAACAGGAGGACAAAACCATGAAACAGACCATCGATTATACCGCACTTACCGATACCATCCACGCGGAGCTCAACGCCCGCCACGATCGCAGCGCATGGGATAAGGCCGTCACGCTGTACGCCCTCGACCTGCTGGACGATGTGCAGGAGGGCGCGGACAATATGGAACGGCTCCCGCTTGACGGTGCAGAGCTTGAGCGGTGGGCGCTCAACGGTGCAAGCTGCTGGGAGCAGTACAGCAACGACGGTTGCTCTCTGTGTTATAACGCCGATATTGCCGCCCGTGTCTGCACCCCGTCCGAACTCAAGCGCAAGCACGGTGGAGCGTATGAGCCTAACAGCCGGGAAACGTGGCTTGACGTGCAAGCCCGCGCACTGTATCAGGCTTGCAACCGTATCCGCAAAATCTGCCGCGCCAACGGCCTGTATTATAAGGAGGTCTAAAAATGATTACTCTTGACTTTTCCCAGTGGGCTGCCCTCTGGTATATCGGTGGCATGATCTCCGGTGCGCTTGTAATGATCGCATTTCTTAACAGTTAACAAAGAGGGCTGAAAAAATGGAAAAATACGATGTAATCAACGTCATCAATAAAGAGATCGAACGTGAAAAGGACCTGTGCAGAAAGTACGTTAAATTAAACCCATTTGACAAGGATCGGCGCGAAAAATTGCGCGACGCTGCAATTGCTGCACTTCTCCGTGTTATGAATGCAATCTAAAATTGGAGGGCTAAAAAATGACGTTATTCGAAGAAAAGGTGAACGAGTACCGCGAAAACAAGCGGCTTTTGGAAGAGCTTGAAGCAATGAACGAAAGCATTAAAGCAGATATCATCTGCATGATGCAAGGTGCGCCGGAAATGGTACAGGGTACGGCAAAGGCTATCTATAAGGACGTTCAAAGCGTCCGACTGGATAGCAAGCTTTTGAAGACGCTGCACCCGGATATATACGCAGAGTGCAGCAGCAAAACTACTTACAAGCGCTTCAGCGTGGTATAATGGAGGTCAAAAAAATGAAAATTGATGAATTGAGCGAAAAACAGGTCAGCTTGCTTCTTGATCTTGAGGGCGGGCGGTTTGAGTAGTTCGAAGAGTTAAAGGAGATGCAAAAATGATTTTATCCGCGCTTCTGTTTTTCTTCTGGTTTTTTTCTGCGCTGTTTAAGGCGTCCAAATAAAAAGCATTCCGCCCGGTCAGAAATGGCCGGGCTTTTCTTTTGCCTTGCACCTGCTGATGGTGCAGGGCTTTTCTTTTTGCCCGACAGCGTATCAGCCACGCACAAGCGTTTACAGCGGCTTTTCTGCCGTCCGTGCAAATTATACTGCCACAGAGACAAAACCGTTTACAGAGCTTTGCAGCGGCTTTTCCGTTAATTTGACCCATTCCAGCGCACACAATACAATAGATACACAAGCCGCCTATACACCGCCAGCGCAGCACCGGAGGGCATACCGTCAAACGTAGTACCTGCACCAATATCAGATATCACCGACGCGCCGAACGCCATACAGACCAGCACAGCCGCCCTATTATAATAAGGTATATAAGGGTGCAGCTATGCGCCCTGTTATGGATCCATGCCCGGCGGTGCATCATAGCGCAGACCATGCCAGCCCGGCGGCCGGAGTCCTGGCATGTGTTAGCCTAGCATTAAGCCTGGCATTATGTTTTTTCCTGGCACGGCGGCGTGGAACCATTGACGGCTACCGCCGCGTCTCTTTTCGGGCTATCGCCCGATAGCTAATAGAGGTCAGCAATAGTCGCAGCGTTCCGGCTGGAATAGTCGTAACAGCTTTTGGAATAGTCGTAAAGTCGTCAGATGACCAGCTTTTGAAAGTCCTATATATCGTATAGTAACGAGTAGTCCGCTGATAGTCGCAGAGTAATAGTCGTAGCGTTTTCTTGCGATCCATCGCCAAATAGTCGTGTATTTTTTGTGTGAAATAGTCGTTCGCCTTTTAGAGAAAGAGAGGTGCGATAGTCGCTAAGTCATCCGACATCTTCCAAAATCAAGATGTGTCAAGACACATGTCAATTTTATTCACTCACTAACCATACCAAATTCGTATGCCAACCGTACTTATTATAATATACGCTTATATATCCTAGTAACTATCTAGGGATTATTCTGCTAAAATAGTCGTATCATCCGATCCGGTCTGTTCCTGCTCAATTTAATTCCCAGTAACCCACTATGGCATTATATTCAATCCATAGCATTCTACTAGGAATAGTCAATGCAACATTTCTACATATTCAACCGACCACAAAATAAAGTCAATTCTCCATGTGAAATAGTCGTAGACTATCCACCAGTCCGAACCTCACGCTAGTTCTTGCCTACGGTCTGACCTGCTGGCTAACGGTATAGCTTTTGGAGATAGAGGGTTGTAGGGGGAAGGAACCTTTATAGGCGATTGAACTCTGGTTCACTGTACTGTTGCTTCTCTTGCTCTCTGTCAATCCACATATCAGCAAAGGCCTTCCAGTTTGTTATAGGCTTTCCGGTCTTGGTCATCCAACCTGTTCCCTCATAGTAGTTCATGAACCTGCTGGCAAGCCTGTTTTCACATCCAGCGTCCAAAAAATACTCGCTCACATCCTCGAAGTCCGGCGTGCTGGCGTTCCCATCGGGCGGGTCGCCCGCTTTCTTAATAACTTTTTTTCTTTTCTTTTCTTCTATATTAAGGAGGTGAACGATTGTTCCCCTCACAGGTGAAGTATCGTTCCCCTCAGAGGTGAATGATTGTTCACCTCCCTTTTCGCTCTTTGACGATTTTTCCGGCACTTTGACGTATATCTTATCGGGCTTGTTCTTCCCTTCACGCTTGCGCTCGATCAACCCGGTTTTTTCCATTTCTTTCAAAGACTTTTTGACCCATCGTTCTGTAAATCCAGTATCGGCAGCAAGGTCTTTGATGGGATACACGATGTATACTCGCCCTAGTTGGTCAGCAAACTTTCCGCTTCTGCTTGCCCTCTGTGACGACCTTGCACGATTGAACAGGTAAATGTAAACAATTTTCTCTGTTGGGCTAACGCCAATAGTCGAGAGGAATCGAGGGTATACCATGTATCCATTGACCTTTGTATCGGATGTCATGTACTGCATTTTCTCCTCCTGCAATAGTCGTAGACCTCTACAATACGCTCACAGCCCCGCAGAGCCACGTCAGCGCTGTTTTCTGTGTTTAGTCGATAAGTTGCCATCCAAAGTATAAAACGCCTCAGAATGGCTCATTTTAGGGCTTTCCAGCAAAAACAAAAGGCCGTCATTGCTGACAGCCTCTCGTTTTTATTTCAGCCAGTCGTTTTCCAACGCACAGAAGCCAAATACCGATGCTGCTGTGAGAATAATCCAAATCACCCAGAAGATGACTACCCAGCCATCCGCACCAGACATCAGGTTTTCTCGCGTCTGGTCGATGTCTGTGCCATCGTAGAACGTGGCATCCTGAATGGTGTGCCCAGTGAGCATGGCGTACATCGTGCCCGTGTACTCCACTGGCCGGATGTAGTATTCAAAGCGGACGCTACTACCCCTATATTTTGTGGTCAGGTACTTGCTACCGGGCATATTTATTTTTTTGTAGTCAAAATCCTTGCCCAGAAAATGCACCATCTGAGAATGCCATGTGTTAGAGCCAGCATAATCCCATGAGTAGTAGATTTCTGTGGTAGTATAGGTGTGGCCCTTCCCATCGGTGTGCGTTACTACGCGGGTGTGCATATTGTAGTGCTGTTCTTCGCGGTAGATGTACATATATGGCCCGCCAATCTCATCCTCTGATACCGTGTCCACGGCAGACAGAGTGCCGTAGCAGAAAGCCCGTCCAACGTCTGTCCGAAGCCCGTAGCCAAACCGATCTTCAGAAGAAATATCTATCGCAGTGGAGTACTCCTGTTTGCACTCCATTGCCGCCTGTTTGATGTGGCCGGAAATGACCGTACCCAGAATCAGCATCACCAGCACGATAACGGCACTTGCCAGAATCTCCCGGAACGTGATCTCGATCCCGTTAATCTTCAAAGAGGTTTCCGACATCCGGAGCATCCTCTGATACCTCGAACGATAAGAGTTCATAATTCTGTACCTCATACCCGGTCAAACTCAAAAACGTGCTGTTGGGGAAACGCCGGACGTACTTCCGATAACTCTTGACAGTGCGATTATAGTCGGAGCGGTAATTGGCAATCAAATTTTCGGTGACTGCCAACTCGTTCATCAGTTCTCGGTAGTTATCGGCGGATTGCAGTTCTGGGTAAGCCTCTGCCACGGCTGCAATCTGGGTGGTGATCTCAGAGACGGCGGCATCAGAACTGCTGCCCCGCACCGCGATAATGGCCATAAGGGTATCGTATTCGTGCTTATCGTATGCCTTAACCATTTCAACCAGATTCGGGATAAGGTCAAAGCGGCGTTTCTCCTGCACCTGAATGTCAGACTGCGCAGCGGCCACCTGTTCCTCGTAGGAAATGGCGGTATTCTTCGCGCCCTGCACGATAAACAGACCTGTGCCAAGCGTCAAAATTACGATTAAGAAAATTACAACAGCCACTTTCCAAAATGTATCTTTCATCTTTTCTCCTTTCAATCCATCCAAGTATACTCTTGAAACCGTTGAATCTGCTTGTTAAACGTGATGGGAAGGTCGCCTATCTCGCCTTCCTTGTTCTTGCTTAGCCGGAACAGGTACTTGTCGGGGTTATCGCCGGACAGAAGGATGATTGCATCTGCGTCCTGTTCAATCTGTCCGCTCTCTCGCAAGTCGGAGTTAGTAGGCGTTGCTCCGGGCTTGGATGGGTTTCGATTAAGCTGTGCCAGTGCCACCACAACAATGCCTGTGGTCTGTGCCAGCTCGTGCAGGGCAATGGATATAGCTGTAATGGCGGCATATCTGTCCTTTGCGCCTGTTTCGTGAATGAGTTGAAGATAGTCTACGAAGATGACCTGAGCCTTTTTACGGAGAGCCTGAGCCTTCATCCATGCCACGTTCTTTCCGGCAGCGGAGCGTATATATAAGGGCATCTTCATGTTCTTTGCCTGTCCGTCAATCTCATTCAAGCTGACCGCCTTATTTTTCACCGTGTCCAGAGGGCAGTATATCTGATTAGCCATCAGACGTGCGCCTAGCTTGCGTTTGCTGGTTTCCAAGCTGAAATAGTACACGGTGTAGTCCTGCTTTGCCATGCTTGCTGCTATTTGCAGAGACAGGGCTGTCTTGCCCGCAGACGGTCTGCCGCCGATGATAATAAAATCACCCGGTGAGATGTGCAGTGCTTCATCCAGACGCTCTAGGCCTGTCTTGATATACACAGGCTTCTCGTCCATGTGAAGCACATAGTCGTTCAGAACATCCTCGTATGTCCACGCATCTTCTTCCTCAGCTTTCAGGCTCATTGCTTCGCCCATCTGCTGGTAAATGTCTGATAGATCAGAATAGTCGGTAAACTCGCTGGTCATCTGGAATGCCAGACCTTGCACACGAGTGAGTGCAGCTTGTTCTCTGATAAGCTGTGCCCAACGCTGCATCTGCTCCCTGTCAATTCGTACACACTCTGATTCACAGGTTTGTACACACGCCAAGAGCGTCTGCGCTACGTCTGGATGCTGCGTGTTTATCTCGACTATATCTAACTTACCCCTAGCCGTCCAATAGCCCTGAACAGCCGCAAAAGCGTCTCTCAGCTCATGTCTGAACAAGTCAAGTTCAAGGTCTGGTATGATTTCATCCACAACGCCCGGCTTGCAGAGCATCAGCGCACCGATAAATACCGTTTGAACGTCCATTGTCATAGTCTAGGAAACTCCATCTCCGTACTTTGCTCGTACTGGTCATCCTGTTTTAATGCGTAAATGTCCTGCCACCCGGCATAGATGCTCTGGTCGAGAATGGCTTTCCAATCATGCCGATCAAACTTTTCCAGTTTGTTGCAGAGCATCTGTTTTGCCCGGTCTGTCATAGGCTTTTTGATTCTTGTACGCATCTGTGCGAACTCTCGCATGGATTCCAGCAAGGCTTTATCGCCATGAGCAAAGTCGGAGAAGATGTCAGGTTTCTTTTTGACTGCACTCTCCGGCAGGGTCTTGACGTTCATTTGACTGTCAGTTGATACAATGGGCTCATTGTCATCTGACTTTGAACTCATAGATGAGCTGACTTTCATCTCATTTATGACATGAGGATGAGATGACTTTCGTGTAGACCATCCTTTTGACGCAATATCGCTTCTTTTCCATTCTTCGTCGAGCAGATGCTTAATCAAAATGAAACAAGATTCTGCTTTTTTTGAGTTCAAAGTTGCGTCTTTTTCTTCAAAAACGTATGCACAGATTGCATCGTAGAGTTCCAACTTCTCTTTACTTTTCAGTGTGGAAATGGCTTCAAAGTAGTATCGTTGGAATGTAAAGCTGTCTCGTTTTTTGTCCATGTTCAGTCCTCTTTGTAGCGCTTGTTCCATGCTTCGACAGCATCCTCTGCCGTGTCAAACAGTGCGCCACCCATGCTTTGATTGTCTCCATCCGTGCAAAGAATACATTTGCCCCATCCTTCGTGATGCAAGTCATAAGAAAGCCCACTCCACGGGTCCTGTTCGTACTCACATCCCAAATGACCATGAAAGTTGCCTTCATCGTCACACACACCAATGTAAACTGCGTTCTTGCCGCAGAACGGGCATCTCTTGAGTTCTGTCATTTTCTAAATCCCTCTCTCGTTCTCGTGATTCGCTTATGTGCCTTGACAGGCCTTGTGCCTTTGCCGTACGCTGGGCGGATATGCTTCGCCTTAATGTATCCACAAGGCGGCTTCGGCCCGAAGTCGAAAAAGCTCAAGTCCATAATGATGATGCCAAACTTTTTGTTCTTCATGCTTACTGCTCCTTACGCATACCATTTCGGTGCTTCGTTAAAGATTCCCACGCCTTCTGTAAAGCCAAGCCTATCTAAGGTTTCGCACATAATACCGTCCATCATGCTATGAACAATTTCCTCGTCATCGCCGTACTTACGGTACGCTTCCTGCATTTCTGCCGTAAACGCTGCAATCATATCTTGCGTAACAACAATACCGTTCTCCATAAGCCCTCCTACACCATCGGAAACGCCATCCAATGCGTCACAATCACACCTTCCGGCAGTCTCTCGCCTATCTCGTCCCAGAACTGACCGTCTGCGTAACAGCCGAGAAAATACGCTGTCGGCGAGATTCCTTGCAACATTTTTCCATCTTTATCACGCCACGTTGTCTTAGTCGCAAGCAACAAAGGCTGCGTCCGCTCTTGTGGCTGTTCGCTTGCTGGATGCCAGAGTGTGTTACTCATAACCTGTTCTCCATCAAAGAGCCACAGTTCGGGCAGTAGTTGTAGCGGTCTCGATTGTTTCTCGCATGGCAATTACTGCACATGAACCTCGTCTTATCTTCGTCTTGCGCAATCCATTCAGCGGTACGTTCTAAGGCTGTTGGGGCATCTTCCACAACGTCAATGGCATCGCCAATACCGCAAGCACGGCATTTAACTCCATTGTAGTTCTCGCAGCCATCGCAATATGCTTTCTGGATTCTTTCAATAAGTGCGTTTCGTTCAAGGTATTCTGGATAATTAGCCATTGCCTTTCACCTCGATTGTTGGCGCAGTGTCGATGTAATCAAGAACATCGTCTAACGACAAGCCACCTATTGTTCCATCGTTATACTCCTGAATCCACGTCTCGATGTTTTGACGTAGTTCATTAGCATCAATCGGTCTGATTTTCATGTTTTCTCCTCTCAATCTCCTTGCAAACTGCTTTGTAAAACGCATCCCACGTCTCATAGTCGCAAGAATCGCCAAAAAAGCCTGTCCGCTTGCGCTCTGCAATGTCACGTTCAAAGCAACCAAGCGTCGTGTCGGTCAGTTTCGGCAGAAGCGAGATAATGTATCTGCATACAAGGCTAGGCATATATGACCGCCTTCCCAAGCAATAGCGCACAGCGCAGTTGCAGACCGACCCGAAGTCATCACTGGCGGGGTCTACCATGCCTTTGGGCGCATCTGACCTCAAATCGTCCACACTGCATTCAAGAGCTTCTGTGAATTTTGCCAGCCGCGTTTCTTTATTCACGCCACGCTTTTGCTTTTCAACGGCACTGACATACGCATTGGTTGTTCCAATCATCCTCGCAACATCTTTCTGCGTGATGCCAAGTTCAAGCCTACGCTTCCTGATTTTCTCCCCTGTTGTCATCTTTCTTCTCCCATTCCTTGCATCCACGTTTATCCAACACGAAGTCTGCAACGTGTTCTGACTGGTCGTTCACGCACACGCCATCCGACTCTGCGTACCATTTGCGAGAGCCACAGGACGGCTGAGATTTGTTCTTACAGGATTCTGCCGTGCATCGGATAGCCTTGCCAGCAGAAAACTGTTTGATGCCCATGCAAGAGCAATGTTCGGTGGTGCAGTAGAAGTTCATTCCTCTATCTCCTTCCATCCGATAAACTCGCATAAACCAACAGTGTTATTGGCGCAACGATGGATGAGGACTTTATCGCTTATTTTGAATTTTGCGATAAAGCCAATTTTGCTTTCTTCCATTTCGTTTTCAAACATCCAATCAACAATGTCTTTGTCGATTCTGACGTCGCTTTCGTCCGCCATGGTCGCAAAGCACTGTTTGCACCTGTAAAGAGCGCATTTTTTCATTATATCTGCCCTCTCTTTCTCCTTCTGTTGGCATTAAACCGCCCGATCACTCGCTTATACTCCTCATAGCACTCCGGGCATAGGTCGCCTGTGTCCCTGCGCCACGCCCAGTCCTTGAAGTATTCGTCAGGGTTCATCGTCCTGCCACCCAGAACTGCTTCGCAGCGGTCGCATACTCGCTTGTGGTAGATTCCTCTGTCAGTCTGCATTAGATTCGCCTGCTTTCTTTTTAGATGCGCGTTTTTTATTTTGGCTTTCAATCTGCTGTGGGATAGAATCAATCAGATTCTTGAACTTCTGCATAGTTTGATACTCAGTCAAGCCAAACATAAACTGCGCTAGTTCTAATGGCGTTCCAACCTGTTCCGAACGACCGTCAGGATATGTAATGATTTTCATTGCTCGTTCTCCCCAACATCCTTGAACAGGATTTCTTTGTTGGCTTTCCAGTCTTTGATTTTGCACGGAATATCCGTGCCGGGAACGGTCTTTTTCAGACCATCCATCTGCCAGACGTTCCATGAGATGATGTCTGCGATACAGTCAAGAAACATGGGCATACTGCCGATTTCCAGCTTTTTAGCATCAAACCGATACCTAAAATTTTCGATCAGCGTCAAGAACAAGTTGCACCTTGCCAGCAAGAGATTGTCTCCCTGCCACTCATAGCCGTATGTCGATGCGTATGCCCAGCATATCCACATATCGCAGTCAGAGAACTGCTCTTCCAGAACATTTAGCTTCCTATCCAGCAGACCGATTCTGTCCGGCACGGCAATCATCTGCCCTGTTGTGGTATCATATCGGCTTGTCAGGAACGGTGCTTCGCCACAGGTTACTTCAAGGCAAGTCTTGTTGATGTATTCCTTCCAATCCTCGCCCTTCAGGTCGTTTTCGGCAACGTCTGCCATCTTCTTGCAAACCCATGTCGGTGTAAACACCTCTGCTTTCTTACTGGTGCGCTTCTTTTGGTCTGCAAGCCGTTTCTGCACACGAGGGACAAGCTGAACCCTATCCAGCTGTTCCAGTGTGATTTCATCTGCAAAGCCAACGCCCAGTTCAGGCGGCGGGTCTGTCGCCCAGATGATATTCTTGCCTGTCGTGTGGTCTTGCAAGAGGACAGGCAGAAACGTGCGTAGGCAGGGGTCGGAGAAGTCAATCAGTTTTTCCATTTGTCAGCCCTCACCATGATTTTGTTCTTCTCTTTCAGCCAGTCCTTGACGCAATGAAATCAATGTTCTCGGTTTTGGCAACGCTCCGGTTCCCGATGCTTGATAAGCTCGCAGATGCCCGGTGTCAGGTTTTCCCTGATGTCATCGTCCGTCATAGAGCGAATGAAATCGCCGTTAGTCATGTTCTTCCACCTCTCTGTACTCCACGTCAATCCCCTTCGGCAAAGCTGTCTGGTACTTCTGGGCGAGCTGTTCTGCGCTCTGGGCATCGCCCAACGGCTGTTCAGGCGGCACAACGGTAACTTCCACGTTGTCACGCATACCAAAGTAGTTTTTGGCTCGGAAAATCCACTCTGCCGGGTTCTCCTGACCGTACATACCGTTGTATGCCCACATTGACTGCATTTGCAGAATCAGCTTCAGGATGTACTTCTGCTGCAAGCTGTCGTCACGGCGCTTGCCTGTCATAATCTGTCTCAGGCTAGGCCATTCGATGCCCAACACCAGCGCAATCCATTCCACCACAGGGGAGATTCTGGCTTCAATGCAAGCGTCAAAGAAGAAGTCCAGGCGTTGCTGCACTTCAATGGGGTTATTCATGTCCACGCCCGGAAGGTCGCCAAAATACTTTGCGGCAATCATGCCAACAACCTTTTTGTCTTCTTCATCGCCGATTCTTGACTGCAAATCGCCTGTGTTCATCATCTTCGATTTCTCGATAGCCAACTCTTGCTGTTCTTTCACCTTTTTACTCACCTGTGAGCGGATAGATTTCCGCTTGTTAAGCATCTGTTGCTTCTTCTTCTCACGCTCTTTCTCACGCTTCGCAGCGGCTTCTTCTTTCGCCTTTTGCGCCCGCTTCTCACGCTTTTTCTTTTCAGCTTCGGTCAGCGGCGGTCTACCACGACCACGCTTCGGGGGTGTTGCCATGTGTCAGACCTCCTCAATTTGGTTTCCGAAAGCGTCCCATCCATCACGATGGTTTCTTGCAAATAGTTCAATCTTTTTAGCTGTTGGAAACATATCCTCTAACATTTTATAGGCGCATTGCGGTTTATGGCTGTGATATGTAGCGGGTTCTCGAAGTATCGTTGTGTATTTACCTCTCGTTTCTCTTCTTGGCATCAGCATTTTTCCGGGCTTGTAGAACCACAAAAGATATTCGTGTGAGAACCGAACCGTAAAAGCAGGAGCAACGCCGTTTTCTTTATCCCAAACCATTCTCGCATGGAGCTTGTAGCCACGCTTTGCCATTTGCCGTTCCGCTTCCATCAAAAACTTGTCAATGCACCACATAAACACATTGTGGCGGTCTGCTGTGTTTTCAAAGAAAACGTCTTGAATGGAAAAGCAATCATCAAGCGAAAGAGTTTGATAATCAAGTTCTTTTCCTTGATTTGGTCTGCATTTTCTGACGTTTCCTTTTTTCTGCGGCCACGGCGGGTCTGTGTAAATAATTTCGTACTTTTCGTTAAGTTCGTTCATTATTCATCCTCTTTAGGAATTCTAGGAATTGGCATCCAAAACTTGACCGGGTATCCGTCATCAAACCATTTTCCATCTTTGAACTTCATTGTTCTAATACAGTTGCGCCAATACCAAAAATCGTAAACAACAAAATAAACCCCATTTTTACTAGGTTGTGCGTCTTTTACGCTTGTCCATAACTGCATAGCGGTTGGAACCGTATCAATCCATTCTTCGGCTTCTCTTAGGTCGATGGCTTCTTCCATGTTCCCCAATGCATCAATGACATCCTCTGTGTCAACAAGTCTCATCACTCTCACCTCTTCATCTTCGTTTCGATTCTGTCCAGTTCCAGTGCAATCTGCCAGACGGAACAACAGTTGCCAAACTGTCTCCACCAAGCGCACTTTTCTTTTTCGCATACGCACCGCCCAAGCGGATTGCTAGTCATCTTCATTGGGCAGTAAAGTTCGTTGTCCATTGGTTACTCTCTCTCAATATGCACTTTAGCTCTTTGAACGTTTTCTGAACCGACAAAACTTTTGAACGAACCGTTTTTCAAATTTACAGCGTTATAAATCAGCGTAGTAAAATTTCCGCTTGCTACCGTAGTTGAAACACTCTCTGTTTTCATGTAAAGTTCCGAATGATGATAAAACGCTTCCGCAACATCAATGTCGCTAAACGGCATTGGAATATCATTTATTGATTTAATTTCCATACTTACTTCCACCCCATCGCAACAGTCGTACAAACGGCCAGACACACGTTGATGAACAACCAGACGAGCATTGCCTGCCGTTTTTCAAACAGGCTGTCTGCCGTGTCTTTGATTGTCCGTTCAGATTGAACCACCACCGCCAGCAAGACTAAGCAGACCAGCCAGCGGGTTACAAATTCAAACATTGTTAGCTCCACCTTTCCCTCAGCTCTTTTTCGACCTGTTCTGACTTTGCGGTAATGTAATCTGCAAACTCGTCAGGGGTCATGTTCTCGTTCTTGAACTGCCCGACCATCTCCCAGTATCTGTCACCAATGCGGATGATTTTCTGCACCTGTTCATCGGTCAGGTCTGCATCGCACCGAAGGTTCTGAATCAGTACGCCCCATGTGGCGGCGATGCCGTCCAGAGCCATGCGAAAGCCGTATAACTGGTTCTGCCGTGCGATTTTGCGGAGGTTGGCTGACATTGCCTGTTTGCCAGACGAGGGGCGGTTTCTGCGCTTATTCATTTGACTGCTCCTTTGCCTCAAGGCGAGATAGCCAGCGAACTTCCTTTTCGTGCTGCATCTTCTGCATCCGATCAAAGACTGCATCGTCCAAGTCCAACGCAATAATGCAGTTCACAACGTCTGCATATTCTTCTTCAAACGCCTTTTTGCATTCCTCAACGCTCTTCGGTGTCGGGTTCGTGCCATCCAGCGCACGGCGCAGCTTCAATGCGGCCTGCGCCAGTTCGGACGCTTCTTCTGCCAACTGCGCCAAGATTTCGGTCTTGGGCAGAATGTCTGAAACTTTCTTACTCACTTCTGTTCTCCTTTCAGCCAGTCGTTCAGCTTTGCCATGCAAGAGGGGCAAAGAACAACCGTTTCGTCTCTTATCGAGTAAATTCCTTTATCATCGCCAGCAAGGCACTTTACAATAGAATTGCTTTCAAATTGGTCAAGTTCGTCATCAAACGGTGTCATGTATTTCACATCGTTGGAAAGCGGAAACGCTTCACCGCACCTATCACATACCATTGTCATTTTCTTCATCCTTTTTATCCGCAAAGAAAGATTCGTAGTCAAACCACTTATCATCCAAAATATTTCCGATGATTCTTACAGAACTTCCAAGACCTTTTGTAGCGACACGAACAAATTTGCCTTTCATTTGACCGTATTCCTCAACGCCAACCGTGTCCATGATTCGCATAATTGCTTCCATGCCAGAGCCGTATCCCTCAAAGTCTTTGCTTCCAAGATGCCCCTTGCCGAGAACATACCCACCATAGCAAACGCCCCATCCGTGACCATTAAGCACTAAATCTGAAGTTAAAACTCCGTGGTCTGCCATAGTAAGTCGAACGCTTTCAATTTGCGCGTTTTCGATTTCGTAGCCGTTTTCTTCCAGAAGTTCTTTAGTCCATTTTTTCATGTTCTTTCTCCAATCTTCTTAGTAGCGCATCCACGTCATACCGCCAATGGACACGCAGCCTTTTCGATTTGACCTCTATCCCCTCTTGCTCTGCCCACTGCCAAGGTATGCTCTTGCGGCTCTCGTTGTAGCGGAACGCCAGAACCTTGTTGGCAGGGATTGCAAAGGTGCGGTTGATCGCCCTGTAATTAACTATCACATGGGCGGTCTGACCGCTGTACCCCATTGCATCCACCATGTCCGTGATGTGCTTTTCCTTGCGGTATTTGCACTTTGCCTTGTCGTACTTGCCGAACACCTTTTCCAGAGGGATAGAGGGCGTTTCAATGGTTTTCAGCTCAAACAGGTGGTTCATCGGGTAACGGTACACAAGGAAGTCGCAGATGTTGTCGATGGAGAAGGACAGGTTCTCGTTGCCTCCGTAGTAGGTGGCAGCACTGTCTTTCAGGCGGTAGCACCACGCATCGGACGGGACGGATGCCTTGAAGTCTGCTTCAAACTGCTTGCCGGTGTTCATTCGTTGCCCTCGATTTTTTTGGCTTCTCTGATACGCAGCCGAGCAAGTTCGCTATTTGCATATCGCAGTTGCCAGCTACCAAACCAGCCTTTGTGAACAAGTTTTCCGGCGCAGTAAACAAACTCCTGCTTCATCAAGTCATCAAGTGAAATGATGTAGCCGCCCGGCTTATACTTTCTTTTGCTCATCCTCGTTCACCTCTAAATTCATGGAATATGAGTTGCTTTGTCAGCAGGCTTTTCCATTTCCTTCATAATCCGTTTGTGCTCTTCAGTAGTCATGTTGTTTGGAAAGAAACACCTGTCAACAATTTCAAACGGCTCAATATAATGGTCAAGGACATCTCTCGCTTCTTTTCGTGCCTTTTCGGCGCACATTTCGATGTAATCATCTTCAGTCATGTTGTAGTCAGTAATGCAATCAACAACCGAAGAAAACCGACACAGCAAGCCATTAGGCTGTCTTGCAATAAACGCTCCCATTTATCGTTCACCTCTAAATTCACTTCCAAGAAACCGCTTCTTGCCACGTTCCCGGTGCTTGTCCTCGTAGTTGCGGTGGTACACGCTCTGGCTGTGGTTCAGCTCATGTACGAACGCCTTGCGCTCTTCGAAGTCTTTCTTCTCTGCCTTGTACTTCTCGCAAGTGTCGTGGCAAGCTGTGCAGCGTGATGTGCAGTTGAGACAACAGGTAATCATTTAAATTCACCCCCATTGTTCGGACATTGCATTTGCCACGCCCGGAAAAGTCTTTGCACGGTTCCTTGCACGGTCAGTGGTAAACATTCCCTTATGCTGCTCACCATGCTTATTCGAGTAAGATCCAGACGGGCACCATGTCGCGGTAGGTTCTACGATGTTTGTCGGGTGCAGCGGCGGTACACCGCGCTCCCATAGTAATGTTTTCTTGCTGTACGGATGTCCGTACTCGTAGGGTTGGATTGCCTGCGTAGGCTTTGGGTAATCAAAAATCTTGCTGGGAGTTGGATTCTCAATCACCACTTTTTCGCAATCTGCCGCCCACACGGCAAGAAAAAGTGCCTTGCCGCACAATCCCTCATAATACCGGGAAAGATTGAGCTTTCCTCCCTTGTACAGGTGTCTTGCTCCCGCGTTGCTCGTCTTTGTGCAGGGGACAAATGCGATAATCATATCCCAGCGTGGCACATCATGTGCGATTCCGTCCATGGTCACGACCTGCCCCCCCTCAATAGCCTTTAGGCAGTCACCGAGAATATGCCATTCTGGATGCCCGCCGGACGGCTCAATCAGGTCGCAGGAATAGGCTTCGTGTCCTTTTGCCCGGAATGCTTTGCAAACTTCTTGCGATTCCTCACAGGCAACTAAAACTTTCATCTTCTCAAACGCCCGTCCAGCCAGATAGCGCAGCTCTTATATAAGGTAGGCGGTCAAGACGAAGGGACTTCTTCGCATATAGTTTCGAGTTCTTCAACATCTGCTGGCTCAAAAACAAGAGATGCGCCTTCGCATTCATATTCCTTTGCTTCCCAGTCCACTTTGAATTTTTCAAAATCGTTCTTGTATCGAGGGAATGGATGCGTTTGCTCTGCGTAATAAACGCCCATCATAACTTTTTCATCATCTTCTGGATTCCAGCTTTCGAGATGATAGCTTTCGTGGTTGTCATATTCCCAAAGTGACAGTTCAACAATCAATCCAGAAAAAGCATCGTACATCTGTTGGAGACTTTCAAAATCCCGATAAACCAGCCCTTGCCCCTTGTGAGATTCTTTGATTTGTTTGATGCTTTTCCCGCCAGTTTTCAGGCGGCATCGAATTACTTTTGGACGGTAAAACATAGTGTTCCTTTCTTGCTTTTTGTCCCGGTAACATAACCGTTAGTCAAAAGGGGAGCGAACCGTCGTCCTCAATCACAGAAAAGTCATCGGTTCCCCCCTGCGAGTAGCCAGAACCAGACCCACCAGCCAGCGTTTTCTTCGGTCTGACCTCATAGTCACCGGAACGAATCTTGTCCACGCTGGTAAAGCGGTCAACGACCAGTTTCGTCTTGATGTTCCCATCGTTGCCCATGTACTCTTCCTCACGGAGAACCACACCGACCAGCTTGCCACGCAGGGTCTTTTCATCGTTGTTGAACTTGTAACCGGGATTGGACTGCTCCACAGCGGTGATAAAGCCCTTGAAGTATGGCAACGCCTTTTCCTTGTAGCTCTTGATGGTCTTGCCACCCCATGCCCACTCGCCCGGATTCAGCTTGCCACGCTCGATAAGGGAAGCGGTCTGCTCACGCCAGTAGCCCTTGAACTCGCCCTCTGTGACTTCCCACTCGATGTTCAAGCGCTCTTTTGCGGGCTCGTCTGTTGCCTTGCAGATACCGGCAACATATCCCCCAACAGGCAGGTCACGGCGTTCTGTGGCTTCTTGTACGTCATTCCAGTTGATGTTCTTCATCTGTTACTCTCCTTTGTTATCCGGCTGAACCGGGATGTTGTAATACTCACGGATGGTCTTGTCTACGGCGGCAAGGTCGTTCTCGATCAGCGCATCGTTGAACATTCCCAGAGGGGTTTTCACGGTGTCCATCCCATCGTTGCGAGTGCTGAACAGGTATCGCCCATCCTGCACAACGGTTTTCAGAACGATGGTAAAGTACCCTTCCACGCAGACCTTCTCGTCCAACAGCTTGCCAATGGTCTTGAATTTCTCGCCGCCATCGCCGTCACGCTCGCTGTGTCCGAAGAAATAGACCACCACATCGTCCGGCAGCTCCTTCGCCCGCATCAGCAAGGCATTGAAGTTAGCTGCCATGTCGGTAAACTTCTGGTATCCAGCGACTTTTGCGTTCCGCATGAACTCGCCGGTCATAAGATAGGTGGCATCGTCAATGACGATGGACTTGCGCTTGGTGCTGTGGATTGCGGCATCAATCTTGTCGTAGTTGTTGGTGATATAGGTTTTCATGTTGCTGCGGAACGGCAGCGGTTTGCCAAGCACGTTGATAACCGCAACCTGTTCCGGGTCAAAGTTCCGAAGCGAAGCGGATTTTCCGCTGCCGGAATGGCCATAAACCATTACTAATACTGCCATTTTTCTTTCCTTTCTTTGGCTTCATTAGGCTTCATTGTTCTCACTTCGGCTTAACTTGGCTGTATAAAATCAACCAGCCATCAGTTCTGCCAACTGTGCACGGAGGTCTTTCAGCTCTGCTTCCCTGTCATCAATCTCGGACTGCAAGTCCTCAATCGCTGCCAGCCGGTCAGCTTCTTTCGCTTCTGCCATCTGCTCGTTGGTCATAAAATACACGCCGTCCTCCGGCTCTGTCACGCCACCGAATCTGTCAAGGTTAATCATCTTTGGGTCTCCCTCTCTTGCGCTCCTCTTTGATTTGCAGTGCACTGTACCACTGGTCTTTGTCAATTTCGATGGTAGACCACCGATGGCTACAGGAAATACACTTCTTACGGCGAACGATGCTATCGTGGTCAGACCGGCTGTCAACCGTTGTGATGTTGTCGCTGCCGCACACTGGGCATTTCATTGTGCGTCCCTCCACTTGTTGGTATGAGCGGGAATGCGGTTTAACTTCCCCATCCTTTCGTTATCTTCATGCTCTTTTTCCGCGCTCACTCCAAGCGCGCACAAAACCAGAGCGGTGGCTAGTAACATCAGTGAAACAAATGCCCATATAAGCATCTGTACTGCAGTCTCGCATCCATTTATTGTATCGCCACAGCTAACGGCTACGATTGCAGCGACGATACCAAGCATGGTAAGCACGTTTCCTTTTACGGTTTTCATTTTGTCCCTTCTTTCAGAATGATATCGAATAAAAATGGTTTGTTTGCATCGATTACGACTATTGCATTTAGCACTTCGGCTATTTTTGCAAGCGTATCAGCCTTAATACCCGTCTTGTACGGTGCTCTATTCGGACTTGTAATGTTGTATATCGTTGGGGCTGATACGCCACTTCTGCGGATAAGCTCTGATGCCTTCATATCGCGTTCTTCAAGAGCGGCTTCCAGCGTCATTCTTTTCACCACTTTTGCTACCAAAGTTAAAAATCCATCCTGTTGCCATTACAGCGGCTACCGCAATGATTCCCCATGTGCCTTTTGCACCGACCAGTAGTTCAACAAGATGTACCAGCCACAGGTTCAAAAGGAACGCTGCAAGAATCAACGCCAGAACGATGCCCCAGATTAGGGCGATTTCCACAAGTGCTTTCATTTCTATCCCCTTTCGTTTATTTTTTCGCCATTGCAAATCACGTCTATGCCCTGCTTTTCCATTGCTTTGCTATTCTACGCCTTGCATACATAGCCGTTGCTGTTCTTTGCTTTTCCACGCTCCTCCATGCCTTTGCAGATCTCCTCAATTTGTTGTATTTCCTTTGCGTTGCGTCTCACGGCAATGCCATAGCCATGCTATTATCAGCAATTCCGAACTGTGCCGTTGCGGAGCAAATCATGTCTGGTCTATGCAATTCCATTGCTCGTATGAACCTTGCTTCTCCATGCCTTTGCAGGTCTCGTCAAATCAGCGCATCGCCGTTGCCGCTCAAGTCGCTTCGTCTCCAAGCATTGCCTTAGCATTTCTGAGCCAATCGTCACTATGCCGTTGCCGTTCCACGCCGAGTGCAGCACAGCCCAACCCCGCCATAGCGGTTAATTGAGGATTTCGTAGGTATATCGCCCCTTGCCACTGTTGCGCCACTGGCCGATTCCGCGGAGCTGGCCATAATCCAACCACTCGCGCACAACCTTTTCGTGGCTGTCGTCAAGAAGGGTTACGTCAAACTCGCAGGTGCTGCCCGCCGGAATTTCCTCACTGTTTGCAAGGCTGACGCGCTCGCCCTGTGCGGTCTGTGCGCGGAGCGGGCGCTGGCATTCGCCGATCTCTCCGTTTACCCGAATCGGAATCATGCGGGGCTGAACGAAGATCAGGCCGTCAATGACCTTCTTGTAAGCAGTCAGCTTGCCGCTTTCGTTCACGGCCTTCTTCTTGCCAGTCTCGGTCTTGCCGCCGATGCGGGAAAGCATACCGCAAGCATCCTTAAACATGCCTTTGATTTGGTAATCGTAAAAGATCGGATTGCCGTCCGGGTCACGCGGGAAAACGGTCATGCCCTTGTCAGCTACCGCATCGGGGCCAAGAGCCGCCACTTCATCCTCGATGGTTGCAACATCCGGGGACTTGCTGGCGATGAACTCTCGCGCGATGTTCTGGTTGCTAGGCCAAGTGCCGAGAACTGCTTCGATGAATGTGATTCTGACTTTGATTTTTTTCATTTTTGTTCACTTTTTCTTTCTCAATATGTTCCAGTCTTAAAGGCTCACGCTCTTGCCAGCGATTCTGCCACGGACTGCTTTTGTTGAAGTTGCTTATTGCTTTCTTCATCGCTTGCCATCTTTCGCTTACGTTGGATGCGTTCCAGCCGGTCTTTCTCCCGGCTGTGCCAGCGGATTTCCCGCTTTCCGTAGTACTTACCGTTCATAGGTCAATTCCCCTGACGCAAGCATCCGTGATACTTCTCCGTAGTGTTTGCCAAGCTTGTCAGCAAGCGCTTGAACTTCTCCGATAGACGGAAACGTCTTTTCAGACTTCTTCTTTTTTTGCTGTTTTACTCTGTACGCAGACTTAGCATTCAGGTTCGCCTTTGCGTTGTAGGCTTTCTTTGCGCATCCGCTGTGGTACTTCTGGGATGCTACTCTTTTCAGCATCGGCTTTCCGCAGTATGCGCAGAACGCTTTTTTCGGCCTGAATATAACGCCAGCCTTTTCATGCTCTTTATGACGTTCCTTGTCGACCTTGCGCTTGCACTCGGAGCAGTACCGTCTTGTCGGTCTAACCACGCCAAGATACAGTCCGCAACGCTCACAGTACTTTTCTTCCACGCTGCATCTCCTCTTTTAGCCTGGCTTCCCGATTGTGACGTTCAAAGCACTGATTGATGGTTTTCTCCATCCACAGCACCTTGTTGGCTTCGTTCCGGGACACGCCCGCTGCCATTGCCAGTTTCAGTCTACGCTTGTGGCTTTGTGCTTTGCGAAATTCTATCACCAACACTCACCAGCCTTTTTGATGATGAACTCAGGCACGTTTAAGGTGACAATCTGCTCCATGTTCTGTCCTCCTTCTGCTCAATATCCAGAATCTTGCAGATGCTCTGAATAATCTTCTCCGGCTTTCGCTCACCACGAAGAATCTTGTAGAGGTACGAATCATCAAGGAACAATCCAGTATCGCTTTGAACCGCCTGAATCAGCTCCGTTTGCTTCATACCTCGCTGCAACAGCTTCATCTTCACTTCCAGCTCAAAGCCAGAACGGAAGTTTTCTTTCAAAATTCCACCTCCATTTGCTAAAATCTATTGACATGTACGGAAAACTGTACTAATATAAGGGTGTAGAGAGTTTATATTGTACAGCGTTCTGTACTGCCCATGTCTGTATTATAGTACAGACATCTGTACAAGTCAACTCTTTTGTACAAAATTCTGTGCATTTGTATACTTGCACAAATATGGGAGTGTTCTTATGTCGGACTTGTACAGCAACATCCATGCACTCTGCGAAAAAGAGGGCATCAAAGACGGAACCCTTTGTGCCAACATCGGAATTCGCCGTAGTTTTCTTTCCGAACTAAAGGCTGGTCGAACCAAAAGCCTGTCCGCAGAGGTTCTCTCCAAAATTGCAGCCTACTTCAACGTATCGGTAGACTACCTTCTCACTGGCGAACAAAAAGAAAATCCGCCCCAGCAGCCGCAAAGTGAAATCGATGCAGCAGTGGAACGGATTAGAAAAAAGCTTGAATCTATGCCAACAGCGCAGCGTGAAGCGCTGATGAACCTGATCGAGAAGATGTGAGGTAAGCCCGTGTATTACTTGTTGTGCGGCTGTGCCTTTTGCTTTTGGTTCATGCAGGCCTTGTTAAAAGGCAATGACCGTGTACTATATGGCAACAGCAAAAAATATCGTTACCGTAGAAACCGAAAAAAGAAATGGTTCTGACCCGGTAAAATAAAAACCCCTTGTGCCGGGCTGGTATAGCTCTGCGCAAGGGGTTTTCTGTTATTCTAGGCCTAAGGCTTTCTCCGCTGCCGGAATCTTATCTGGGTGTTCCAACAGCCATGCGATAAATCTGTCAATCTTAGCTCTTTCTTGTTCGCTCATTGCAGCATATCCTCCCGATCAGTAAATACGATTGTTCATTTGATACGATTATACATCTTTCAGTTGTATAGTCAATATAATTTGAACAACTTCGCAAAAATCGAATGTTTTCTTCACATCCGTTACTTTTCATCGGGGAAGCCACGAGCGTTCAAGTCAAAAGGGACAACGCCTATCCATCTTTCCTCCAATCACAGCTCTACAAGCTGTCCGTCAATGCGTTCGATGTTATCTGCCGGGTCGCGCCCATCGTCTAAGGCGGCTACGGCGCGTTCCAGGATGCCTTTTGCTTCGAGGTAAGCATCTTTATCAGCTTCGTACCCAGAAAGGCTCAGGACAAGCTCCAGCGTCCGTCTACGAGCGTATGGAATAATCAGAGCATCTACAGTTCGGTTCATTAGCTTTTCTCCCATGGTTCAGGTGTGTGTGGCTGCCCATCGGTAACGCTGGCGGGCATTCCGTCGATGATTGGCATACGTTCATGGTTCCAGATTGCAGTTTCTTTCATTTTATGTTTCCTTTCTATTTGGAATTTTTTGACAATACAGTTATAACACAGGCTGCTGTTGGTTCTCCATAGCAGCTTTTTCCATTTTTTGGCTTGTCGAATCCGGCAGTTTTGCAGAATTTTGTTGAAAAGGCGTGAATTTATGGATGAATATTTAGTAAGAACGGCCAAAGCATTAGAGATGGCACGGATGCGTTCCGGTCTAAGCCAGCAGAAGCTTGCGGCACAAATGGGCGTGAATCGTGGAACAATAGCAAATTGGGAGCAAGGTCTGGCAGCTATCTCCCTTCCAATGGCTATGCGCTGGTTCACCTGCTGCGGCGTATCAGTGGCTCGATACATGGACGCTTGCATTCATCCGGGACTGCTTGAACATCTTGAGGACGACCTTTTCGACATGGAGAAACGGAAGATTCTCATAGATGCTATGATGGAGTGTTCCTCCTATGAGATAGATGCCTTGTTGTACATCCGGTACGGAGATCACGGATCAGACCATATGGGTGTGCTGACGGAGGTTCTGGCAAACCTCCACACACCGTTGAAGGACAGGGTCTCTGTTTGCCGGATGGTATCGGGCAACTACGAGATAGCGCAAGCTACCGGAACAGACCCAGACCCGAATGGAACCGCCCCGAAGATGGAAATTTTCTATCAGGCACAGGACGCTGGAACGGAAGCTGCTATGAAGTCCAACGATTCTTATACCGTAAATCCAAATAATATAACTGGCTGATTGTCGAATTATCGCAGTTTTTGAAGAACATTTTGTCCACGTTCATCCACTTTTTGTACATCTATCTGGCAAATTCGCCTTGTCAATCCGTCCCCCATAGGCTGTAAATCGACAGAATTCGCACGAAATAAATAACGAGTTATCGTAAATCTATTGTCTGTGATCGGCCGGCTCGTCAATCTGTCCCCCATAACACCGGCTTAAAAGTTTTTCATCCACATTTTGTACACGTTAGATAAGACTAATCATTGCCGGAAAGACTTTATTCAGCAAATGGAAGGTTGAGTTATCCACAAGCTGGAATGGAAAAACAAAGAAATTGTTGAAAATTATCGTCATCGCCTATTTAACGATGATATTTAACCTCTTGTTTATTTCTTGTTTAATATATAATATGTGGATGGGGGACGAAATGACAAAGCATGGGGGACGTTTTGACAAGTCATGGGGGACGTTTTGACGACCATATGGGGGACAAAAAGACAAGTCATGGGGGACAAAACGTGTTGACTTGTCCCCCGACCTGTGCTATACTGTTTTTAGACTGATAAAGGAGGTGAACGGATGCCAAAAATATCCGACAACAACCTTGTTGAAAAAAGCAAATCCCTTGTGTGGGCAAAGTTTAGGGACTACACAGCAGGCGAGCTTCGGTTGCTAGAGGTTTACTTGTCAAGAATAAACCCGAGAGACCCAAACAGCAGTCGTGTAGAGTTCACTTTGGCAGAGTACAGAGACCTGCTGGGGTTAAAAAGCCTTGATGCACGAAGGATTGAGCCGCAGATTAAGCACTTTCTAGGCAATACAGTGTCGATTCCCATTGACAAAGAGAAGGGGACGTTTGAAAGTTTTGTTTTATTCACAAGGGCAAAACTGGACTATGTGCCGGAAACAAGGTCTTATGTTGTAGCAATCACTTGCAACCCTGACCTTCGCCCCATCTTTTTTGATATTGCCGAAAGCGGGTACGTTCGGTATCGGCTGCGTTACACGTCACGGATGAAATCACAATACAGCATTCTGCTTTACTCGATTCTTCGTGACTGGCTGAACATGGACAACAAGCCGCATGAAATCAGTCTGAAAAAACTGAGAGAACAGCTCGGTGCGATGGAAGCCAGCTACGATGTTTATAAGAACCTTCGCAAGCGAGTGCTTGACGTTGCAGTGGATGAAATCAATGCTGTGTCTGACATTGTGGTGACCTATGAGCCGGTTCTTGTGGCACGAAAGGCTGTGGCGGTCAAGTTCAAGCCAAAAATTAAAGCGTCTGAGACGCTGATTGAAGCTCAGGCAAGCGAAGTATCTACCGAACCTCAAAAAGCTGCCAGAAAGCCCCGCAGAAGCGGATACGAGGATTTTGACTGGTCTATGTGCGACGAGCTGGAAAAGCAAGACTGCATTGACGTGGCGAAGGTAGTTGAGAAGTGGATGAAGAAAGAGCATCCTGAAATTAAGCTGCCAAGACGCAGAGAAGCGGTTTACGATACGGTGAAAGCTGCGTATAATGACATTTTGTCTTTGGATAGGTCTCCGTTCCCGGACAGACCTGTTGGCTATCTGATTAGAAGCGTAGACAAGGCGGGTATCGTAGACAAGTATATGCCAGCGTTTTATTCCATTGAAGCGTTTAACAGCAAATAAAGAAAGAGTGATAAAATGGCAAAAATCATAGCTGTCGCCAACCAGAAGGGCGGCACAGGAAAGACCACCACAAGCACCTGTTTGGCTGGCGCGTTGCAGCTGCTTGGCAAGAAAGTCTTGCTGGTGGACTGCGATGCCCAGTGCAACGCAACGGACACCTACGGCGCACAGACAGAGGACGTGTGTACCCTGTTCGATGTAATGACCCGGCAAGGTACAGTAGAGGAAGGAATCCAGCACTGTGAAGCCGGTGACATTCTGCCGTCAGACAATGCATTGAAGGATATTGACGAGCAGCTTGTCCGGGACATTGGCAAGAACTTCCGGCTGCGTGAAGCCCTTGAAAGCGTGTCAGGGCAGTACGATTACATTGTGCTGGACACTCCGCCGCAGCTCGGTCTTGCGCTTGTAAACGCTTTAATCGCCGCCAACAGCATCATCGTGCCTATTACGGCAGACCGATATGCGCTTGCCGGATTGAGCCAGCTTTCGCAGACTATCGGTGACGTTCGCAGATACTTCAACCCGACCTTGAAAATTGAAGGCCTGCTTCTGAACCAGTACAAGAGCCGTGAGAACCTGTCCAAAGAGGTTGTGGAGCAGCTTCCTGTGATTGCACAGAGCATGGGAACAAAGCTGCTGGACGTGAAGATTAGACCGTCTATGGGCGTTCGTAAGGCACAGGCAGAGCGTCACAGCCTGTTTAGTGGGGACACGGCAAAGAGTACCAGTGCAGAGGACTTCAAGGCGTTGGCGAAGATGATTGTGTAAGGAGAAGAAAAATGAGCGGTGGATATTGGAATCATCAAAATGACAGCCTTGCAGACACTATTTATCAACGTTGCTGTCCAGACTACAACCTTGCAGACGAACGTGTGAAAAATATTTCTATTATTGCTCGTAAAGAAAATCCGCTTGGAGACAAGGATTTAAGTATGCTTCTATACGATTTGCTCTGCGTTTTGCATAGCTGTGATTTGTACAGAAGCGGAGATATTGATAAAGAGCAGTATAAGAAGGATGTTCAGTATTTCAAGGAAAAATGGCTGTGGAGCAAGGAATGGATTAAAGTGAGCGACCACTACCCGGAAATGGTGGATGTAAACGGAGAGTTTCATAGCAACCCCGTTTTTGTTGCTTCACCGTTGACAGGAACAGATATTGCACAATGTTACTTCTATCCAGAAGACGGTGGAAAACCTATTTGGAAAACAGAATGGTCTGGTAATCTTGGAGTGACACATTGGATGCCGTTACCAGAAGGCCCATCGTTTGACGATTTGGATTTTGAGGAGGGGGATGCAGAGTGAAAAAGTCCAGCAAAAAAACATCCGGTTTGTTGGGCGGCTTTGATTTCCAGCCTGTTTTTTCGGAGAAGACATTAAGTCGAAGTGAGCCAAAGGAAGAAGAAGTAAGCCAAACAAAGCCGAATAATGCCGAACAAGTACCGATTAAGCCCAGTGATGCCAGAGACAACCATGCACAGCCGAGTGAAGCTGAATTAAGCAGTATTAAGCCGAAGCAAGCCAAAGACAGCGAAACACAGCCAAATGATGCCATGTTAGGCGAAGGTAAGCCGAAGAATCTGAAACAGGCGAAAGAAACGAAGCGGCTGATTGAACAGGGCAATATTCCCGGCGCACTAGCCGAAGCTGGCTTGACAAAGAAAAAAATCCCGATGCCGGAATCGCATCAGGGTGTTGCAAGCGGTGACGGCAAGCGTTCTAAGCGCATTACCATCCTTATGAGTGAGGAGGAGCGCAAGTACATCAACCGTGAAGCGAGGCGGCATGGTATGACGATTGGACAATTTGTGTACGCTCTGGCTGCTGCGGCGGTAGAAGGAAAAATTGAGTTGGAGGATTTCTTGGAGGATTGACGTATGATGAAGTCGAAGGAATTTTACGAAGGAAATATTCTCCGTTTACAGAAAATGGTCAAACATGGAGTTTACGTTCTTTTGTTCGATGTCTTTGCCGTAGCAATTCTGATTCCTTTTATCTTTGCAGGTAAATGGGTTGCGGCGCACTTGATTTTGTCCATCGCCGTATCTTTTGCAGCGGGATCTAGCTTTAACACGCTTGTAGATAGCAAAAGACAACTTGATATGTACAAGGCGGATATGGAATTGTACTATACCAAATAAAATAGCCCCTGTGTAGTCACAACGACCGCACAGGGGTTCTGTTTTACTTATCAGCAATGCAATCCCAGTAGAGATACGCCTTGCCGTCCACAGCGTCCGTGTCATCAAGGAACGCTTTTGCCATATCAGCGTAGAAGCCCGGAGTGTCAACAGACTGGCGTTTTGCAACCTGACAATAATCCGAGTACATCATGTTCATGACAGCCCAGAAATCGTTCGGGTCACAGGTGATGTTGCGCTGTTTGGCAACGTCCTGTGTCTGTTCCAGCGTCCAGTGACAGCCTTTCGTGCCGTCAGCGTTCACCATGCTGTCGCACCATTCTTCCGCTTCATCGTGGGTGAGGTGCTTTCGTGGCATCTTGATGGAACGGCTGTCCGCACCGCCATGCTCATACTGTCCAGACCGCTTGTCCCAGTCTCCGTTCTGCGAGAAGCCAATCTGCGGCATCTTGCGCCCATTCTCTACGTCAGGGTAGCGGGGGATAGGATAGGGGTCGATATAGCGGTTCTTCTCCTGCGGATAGTAAGAATAGCGGTCGTTGCCGTCTTCCAGCTTACGCAGACGGCGTTCCAGCTCACGCTCCCTGCGGTCACGTTCTTCCTCAAGGCGGTCACGTTCCGGCTCACGGTCTTTGTCGTGTTCACGGAGCATCATCATGCGGCGAAAATTAGTCTTGCCCATAATCTATACCTCCTCAAGAAATGGACGCGGGCGCACCGGCGTGGGAACGGCAGAAGCAGCCAAGATACTTGAACGTGCCGGTGCCGGTCGCAGATGTTGCCACACGGGTAGCGTAGCGAGTGCGGGTGTGGATGCTCTCGGCGGTCGCCTGAGCGCAGTTGCAGTCGGTCAGAGGGTATGCGGTCGTGCCTGCACCTATGGTAATGACCACAGGGGCATTGATGGTGGTCGTGTCCGGCAAGCTCTGAGCAACGACAATGCAATACTTTTCGCCGTTCTGGTATGCGCCAGCAGGGATGTTGATGGTCAGAGTATCGTCGGCAAACGTGACTTCCTGACTGATGACCAAGTGCGGGCAGAGTTTGCAGCTTGTTTTGCAAGCCATAGTGTTTTCCTCCTAAAAAATCAGGGGCAGAGGTGTCTTACCCCTGCCCCGATGGTTCACCCGGTGTTATCGGGGAGTGTGTAGGTTAGCAGCAGCCGCAGCAGTTCACGCCCACGTTGGGGTTTGCCACCTGATAAGCAGGAATCGGACGAGGATTGACCCGGTTCAGGATGGTATCTGTCTGCTGGGACATCACAGTGGTCAGAAGCGCATTCTGACGATCCTGAGAAGCGGCGAACTTCAGGCTCTGGTTCTCAGCGGTCAGAGTGGCAATCTTATCCTGCGTGAAGTAGTCCATCATGCTGCGGAAGTTGGCGTTGCAGTTGTCCACGATGGCACGGGCGTTGTCTGCGATAGCCTGACGGGTAGCGCAGTCCTGCTGTGCAATGGTGTACTTCAGGTCGCCGATGAGCTGCTTGTTCTCGCAGCAGCAAGATGCAAGCTGCGTCTGGATAGCGGTCTGACCTGCCTGCCGTGCGTTGCTCTCCTGCATGATGGCAAGGCTGATGGCGTTGTCGCCGTTGGACACGCTGCGTTCCAGACCGTTCACGAGCTGTGCGTTCTGGTAGCCGAGCTGACAGATCGCCTGATTAGTACCAGCAAAGCCGCCCGCAACGGCAGCGTTGAGGGTGTTTATCTGTGCGAGCTGGTCATAGCCCAGAGAGCAGATGCCGCTCTGGATGCCCGCCAGAGAACGGGAGGTATCCTGCTGATAAAAGCCCTCAGACAGTGCCGCACGGGTGTCTGCGCCGCCCTGACCGCTTGCTCCGGTGCCTACAAGATACGGGATGTAGCTCGCCATACCGTTGTCGCTGCCGTTGCGCCCGTTGCCGTAGTTGCCCCAGCCGAAGATGATGGCGAGGATGATAACCGCCCACAGACCCTCGTTGCCGAAAAATCCGCCGTTGTTATTACCGCCGTCCTGCCCAGCCAGATAGCCAGTTGCAAAATCGTCCATAACAAAACTCCTTTCAGTTTTGCGTTATGCTATCCCACCGCCGTGTGCGATGGGCGAAGCCAGATAAAAGCGGTTTTTATCAAGTCCGCAAAACTGAGAAGCGTTTCGCTTGTGAGGGATGTTTATTGTGGGATTATCAAGTTAGCTCGGAGGGTTGTCTTTTTCGTCTTTTGGGTCATCCCAATTTTTGCTGGCAGCACCGAAAATGAAGCCAAGCATTAAAGGAACCCATATTTTGTCACTGCCACACAGATTGTTGATGTCAAAGTCTTTTTCGGAATGGCTGCTTTCAAAATCATCCATTGTAAAGCCTCCTCACTTCGGAAGCGTCAAATTCAGGACGCTTGCCAGCTGGTTCAGGTCGATGCCGCGTTCTTTAGCGAGGTTCTGCGCCATCGTTCGGAGCTGTGCTTCGCTCTTGCCCTGAATTAGGTTCAAGCCCTGCATGATAGGAGCATTCTGCCCGCTCAACTGCTGGATAAGCCCCATCGGGTTCTGCCCGGCACGAGCAAGGTTTGCAAGCTGCATAATAGGACTGTGCATAATCATATCAAACGGAGAGGACATTGTTATTCTCCTTTCTTTGCTGTGGCAGTAGGCTTAGAAAAGCTCTTCTGCCACTTTTCCAGTTCATCCAGCCTGTGTACGAGGGCGTTATACTCTTCAACAGGCACATACTGCTGTGTCGGTGCAGCGGTCTGCTGTGCCTG